ACCTCCGCCTCCTTCAACCTCGACCCGGCCGCCACCACCCCCGACACCATCGACCCCGCCCACACCAGCGCCTCCAGCTCCACCTACCAGAACGACACCCAGGAAGGCGCCGGGGCGAAGGAAAGTAAGCAGCAGACCGGCGTCATGCGTTCTTTCGCTCTCGCCGCCATCGAACGGTGGAAGAAAGGCGGCGACGCCCGGAATAAGCGCCTCGACATTCAAAAGGCCAAGGCGCAGGCGTACCAGACGAAGGAATCCCGCACGGTCAACCGGTCCGAAAAGTTCGTGGGCGGCTCCACGAATTCAGGGACATCCGCGGGTAAGTCCACGGATTCCAAGACAAAGAACAGTGGCGGCCCCTCCAACGGGTCATCCCGAAACTCCTCATCAAAGTCCAACGGGCCCACCGGGCCGAAGAACAGCAGGTCAGGAGGCGGCAGTTCGGGGAGCGGGGGCGCGGGCGGCTCCAAGTCCAACGGCCGCTCCGGCAGCGGTACCGCCTCCGGGGCGGGCGGTTCCGGTGCGGGGCGCGGGGCCGGCGGCTCGTCCGGTCACGGCAACAACGAGGCCACACCAAAGCCGAAGAAGGACACCAAAGGACACCACGAGGCCACCGGCAACGGCTCCGGCAGCAAGAAGACCCCGGGCAAGACCAGGACGGGGCCCGGGACCAGGACGGAGACGGCCACCTGCGGCGACTCCTCCGGGATCAGCCTGACCAAGGACAAGAAGCCCAAGAACGGCGACAGCACCGCCAGCACGAAGAAGACTCCCGCGCCCGCCCCGGGCAAGGACAACGCAGCCGGCACCGGCAACACCGGCGGCGGCCAGTCAGGCGCCGCACCCAAGCAGGGCAGCAGCGACAGCGCGAAGACCGACCTGGCGAAGAAGGACACCCCGAACGCCAAGGGCAAGACCAGCACGCCCAAGGACGGCACCACGCCACCCAAGACCACCGGACAGGACAAAGCTGCCGACCGGTCCAAGACCACCGGCAACCGGAACGGCACGCCGCCCAAGACCCAGCCGTCCCGCGAAGCCGGCTACCGCGACGGAGCCCGTACCGCCACGGTCACCGCCCACATCAACGCCTACCGCGACGGCTTCAAGGACGGCCACCACGACCGCAGCGAAGCCGCCCAGCGCGAAAAGGAGCGTCTCGATCAGGCACGCGCCGACCGCAAGCAGCAGCGAGCAGCAGAGGACCAGCCCGTGACCGCGTCCAGCACCGACCACCAGCCCGATGGGCCGCAGCCCATCGAGGTCAAGGAAGTCACCGCCGACCACATCACCCTGGACGGCGGCCGGACCTTCACCCGCGGCGAGGTCCGCAACCTCAAACAGTACGAACGACGCCTGGGCGAGAAAGCCACCAGCATGGGCAAGGCCGCCGAAGGCACCCGCCAGCTCCAGGCCCACGCCGAGCAGCAGGCCGCCAAGGCCCTGAAGTTCCTCGAGACGGCCAAGAACCTGAAGAGCGAAGGCGGCGACCGGTTCGTCGGCGTCCTCACCCGCCTCCACGAGGCCGCCACCATCCAGATCCGCGAAGCCCAGGAACTCCACAAGCGCGTCGTCCGCGCAGCCGAGAACACCCAAGTGGTCCTCGTCAACGTGGAGATCCGCTACGGCGGCATCTACAAGGCCGTCTGCGACAGCCCCCTGACCAAGCCCGCCGAACTCAACTGGTACCGGAAGTGAGCCCCATGACCGACACCCGCTACGAGCAGTTCGTCCGAGACGTCACCGACTTCGGCAACGAGATCCTCGCCGACGCCGAAGCCCTCCGCGGATGGGCCCAGTTCATCGAGCAGGAAGCCACCGACACCAGCCGGATCGCCGACGGGATCTCCGCCAAACGCGTCGACACCGAGACCGTCGGAGAGACCCACCAACTCGCCAAGACCATGACCGGGGTGTCCGAGCAGGCCATCCGGTACGCCTCCGCCGGCGACACCACCACCCGCCTCGCCCGGACCAGCCACGACGAAGCCGTCGCCACCCACCAGGGCATCCACGAAGCCGTCAACGCCTCCCCGGCCTCCGGCATCCACGACGTCGACAACGACTGGCTCACCCAGGAGTAGAACCTCCACCCCCCCCCACCCCGCCCGCAGCCCCGCGAAGGAGATCCGCCATGACGAGCAACACGAACACCGCCAGCAGGCCGGCCGCCAGCAGCACCGAACGCGGCATCGCCATCGCCACCAGCGCCGCCCCCATCGCCATCGGCGCGGGCATCCCCCTCCTCGACGCCAGCGCCACCTTCCTCGCCACCATCGCCTACGGCGGCGCGGCCGCCCTCACCACCGCCACCTACATGAACCGGCTACCGCCCGGCCTCGAACGCCACCTGCCCGCGGACATCCTCCGCGCGCACAGCACCCCCATGGCCATCTCCACCCTCACCAGCGGCGTCGCTCTCGCCATGGGCGCCCTCCTCGGCGGCGAAGGATCCGACGCCCTCATGCTCGGCGTCGCCGACATCGCCGCCAACCCGATCCCCGGCATCGTCTCCCTCGGCTGGCTGGCCGCCGTCGGCTTCGTCCCCCTCAAACTCCGCAAGGTCCTCGGCCGCGTCCGCACCCCCAAACAGCCCGCCCCCACCCCCGTCGGCCCCGCACCCAAGGCAGCCGCCGGACCGCTGACCCCCGCCGAACAGATCGCCTACCGCTGGCACCAGATCATCTCCAACCTCGACAACGGCACCCACAAAAGCCAGAACATCGAGATCCGCACCCTGTCCACGACCCGCTGGAAAGGCACCATCACCGCCCCCGCCGGCCAGTCCGTCACCGTCACCGCCGACACCGTCTCCAGCGCCTACCAGTCCACCCCCTACCAGGTCCGCGCCGCCTGGATCACCTTCGAGGACGGCGCCCACTCCGGCGAACGCCACATCACCGTCAACCTTGCGCCGCCCGCCGAACTCGACACCAGCACCCTCCAGGGCGCCTGGCGCAAATGGGCCGCCCGCACCGGCGGCGTCATGGCCGGCACCCACCTCGAAGACGTCCAGACCGACCCCAACACCGGCGGTGAAGTCGCCTACGTCGTCGCTGGCGAGAACCTCGACAAACTCCCCGTCCCCGACCGCGCAGCCCTCGCCGGAGCGCTCCGCACCAACACCCTGCTCTGCTCCTACGCACCCGTCCCCGGAGACCCCCGCCGCGGAACCGTCCGCAAGATGAATCACAACCCCCTCAAGGAGGGCGTCCCCTTCCCCGGCACCCACGTCCTGAAAATCTCCAAGGGCGGCTACGTCCAGATCGGCCAGCACGTCTCCGGATTCCCCGCCCGCATCCAGTTCGTCGACCCCAAGCTCGGCGCCAAGCACCTCTTCATCGCCGGCGTCACCGGATCCGGCAAGGGTGGCCTCATCCAGATCGTCGCCCTCGCCGACCACGTCAACGGCCACGCCATCATCTACGCCGACCCCAAGGGCTCCTCCAACCCCGACGTCGAGACCATGGCCTGCTACTCCGGCATCGGCGAAGAACAGTGCATGCACGCCCTGCGCGTCTCCTACGGCCTCATGCAGTGGCGGATCGCCGAGTCCGCACGGCTGAAGATGAAGAACTTCATCGCCACCCCTGACCGCCCCTGGGTCCGCGTCATCCTCGACGAAGCCCACGTCCCGCTGTCCGAGCTGGTCGACCACCGCAAGGAAGCAAAGATCATCGTGGAGGCGCTGGCCGCGAAGGCCCGCTCCCTCGGCATCATCCTCACCATCGTCAACCAGGCCGTGAACGCCGACAAGCTCGGCGGCTCAACCGCCCTGCGGACCAACGTCATCCAGGGCGGCTCCCTGGTCATGCTCCGCACCGACTCCGACCAGTCCAACCTCGTCACCACCGGCTTCGAAGGCGTCGACCCCGGCCAGATCCCCCCGGCCTGGGACGTCAACCGGCCCCTCATCTACGACGAGAGCGTCGCCCTCCAGGACCCCGAATCCACCTACGGGCTCGGCTACACCCTGGGCCCCGGCGGAGCCGCCGAGATGATGCGCGACTTCATCCTCGAGTCCGCCGCCCCCTACATCGACGAAACCGCCATCGCCCACCCCGCTGACTGGCCGGACTTCGAGCGCGCGGACGAGATCGGCCGGACCTCCATCCTCCCGGACGACGAAGACGGCGAGACGGGACAGGCCGGCGGCGGGGCCACCCTCACCGGACCGCCGAAGGGGCCCAACGCAGACGAAAAGATCCTCACCGTCCTCGAGGACGCCGCCGACCCGATGGGGGAGGAGGTCAACTACCTGCACAAGGACGACATCGAGCGCCTCACCGGGCTGACTTCCTCCACGCTCGAGAACCGGCTGTCCCGGATGGTCAAGGAAGGCCGCATCCACCGCATGCCCGGCAGCGGCCAGGCCGTCCGCGGCAAGTACGGCCCGGGACCCGGCCCGGACGCAGGGGAGTAGCACCCAGAGGGGAAGCGCCTCGGACAAACGCGCGGCCATACCCCACCATCAAAAGTGCACAGCCTGTCCCGTCCTAGCACCCCCGCGCCGGGGCGGGGCAGGCCGTAACCCCCACACCCCCACCGCTCGAACCCGCCCATCCCCCCAGGCAGGCCGAGCACCCGGCCCCGCCCGCACCCCACCCCCCGGGAGCGCGGCGGGGACCTTCGCGTATCCGGGATCGGTCAGCCGACCGGCCGAAACGTCCCGCAGTCATTCGAGAACAGCTCCCCAACCCGCAACGTCACCGTCATCCGCGTCGCCTGAGTCACCGCACGATTCTCAATAATCTGACCGTCCGCCCCGGTCCGCTCCCAGTAGCAGTCCGAGAAATGCCCCCGCGCCACATACGTGCCCGCCTTGATCTCCTCAACATCCGAATCGCTGTCAGAGTCATACGGCGCCGGATCCGCCTTCACCTCGAACTCCCCAGACGAGATGAACCGCACGTACGTCCCCGCCTCCGCCTGCTTCAACGCCGACTTCCACCGCGGGCACAGCTTCGGCACCCCCACATCCAGGATCTGCTCCCCGTCATCCCCGAGATAGCCACCCTCCGCCAGCCACTGCGCCGGGTTCCAGTTCTTCGACTGCGTCACCATCGAGTCGCAGATGTCCTGCACGAACGCGGCCGCATCGGTGTACGACGAATCGTCATACACCAGACCCGCCTCATCCACGGCCCGGTCCACATCCCCCTCCGGGCCCGGCGGATACGTCGGCGACGGCTCCACCTCAGCAGGCGGCGACGAACCCACCGCCGACACCGACGGCGACGCCTTCGACTTCCCGCCGTCGTCCGATCCGCCCCCGCAACCCGCCAACACCACCACCGCAGCAGCCACACACGCCGCCACAGCCCCCCTCACACGCACATCTCTCATGCCGGGCATCGTGACGCCCCAACCAGGGCGCAGGGAACAGAACCACGGAAATCGGCGATCATCTGTGACAGGCGCGGGGCCTGACAACCACACAGCGGGAGCCCCACCGCCATGACCGAAAGCACCGACTCCGACGCCGGCGTCACCTACGTCCGCACCGCCGACATCCCCCTGGATGAACTCACCCCGTTCCCCGGCAACGCGAAACGCGGCGACGTCGACGCCATCCGCAAATCCCTCCGCCGCAACGGCCAGTACAGGTCGCTCGTCGTCCGGGAAATCCCTGACGGCCCCCTCATTGTCCTGGCCGGCAACCACACCATGCAGGGGCTCGCCGCCGAAGGGCACGAGACAGCCCGCTGCGAAGTCGTCGTCTGCGACGACAACACCGCCCGCCGGATCAACCTCGCCGACAACCGCACCGCCGAGCTCGGAGAGAACGACAAAGACGCCCTCGCCGAACTCATCTCCTACCTCGACGGCGACTACGAAGGCACCGGATACACCGACGAAGACGTCGCCGCACTGATCGTCCCCCCGCAGCTCCCCGAAGAGGGCGACGCCCCCATCGAGGACACCGAAGCAACGTGGGGCGTCATCGTCGAATGCCTGGACGAGCAGCAGCAGACCGAACTCCTCGAGCGGCTGGCCGCCGAAGGGCGCCGCGTCCGCGCCCTCATGGCATAGAAGGGACACCCCGGCATGCGCGCACAAGTCAACGTCAGCACCACCGTCTGCAGCTCCGCCCGCGTCCTGCAGATGGCCGGCATGTTCGACGTCCCGATCGAGCAGAAAGCCGGCCACACCCTCGACGCGAACCTGCCCATCGAGGACCGGCCCTGGAACGTCGGTCTCATCGTCGGACCCTCCGGAGCAGGCAAGTCCACCCTGGCCCGGCACGTGTGGCCCGAGGAGATGGCCGCGAACTATGTATGGTCCCCGGACGCGTCGCTGCTCGACGACTTCCCGGCCAGCATGAGCATCAAGGACATCATCGGTCTGCTCACCTCGGTCGGCCTCGGCTCACCGCCCGCGTGGATGCGCCCGCACCACACGCTGTCCAACGGCGAGGCGTTCCGTGCCTCCATCGCCCGCTCCCTCGCCGAGACCGACGGCCTGGTCGTCGTCGACGAGTTCACCTCGGTCGTCGACCGTCAGGTCGCCAAGGTCGCCTCCCACACGGTGCAAAAGGCAGTGCGCCGCCAGGACCGCCAGTTCGTCGCCGTCACCTGCCACTACGACGTCACCGACTGGCTCCAGCCCGACTGGGTGTTCGACGTCGCGGCCAACTCCTTCGCGTGGAGGCAGGTTCAACCCCACCCCGCGCTCGAACTCCGCATCCACCAGGTCGATCACACCGTCTGGCCGCTGTTTCGCCGCCATCACTATCTGAGCGCCGACCTGAACCGCTCCGCACGCTGCTTCGGCGGCTTCATCGGTGACGACCTCGTAGCCTTCAGCGCCTACATGCACTTCCCGCACGCCCAGGCGAAGAACATCAAGATGGACCACCGGTCCGTCGTCCTGCCCGACTACCAGGGGCTGGGGATCAGCGGCCGTATCTCCGAATGGATCGGCCAGCACTTGTACCAGCAAGGCTGCCGTTACAGGCGAGTTGTCGCCCATCCGGCAGTCATCGCCTACTGCGTGCGCTCCCCACGCTGGCGCGAGACCGGGAAGGTGAGTACAGGAAAGCCCGGCAAGAGCCTCACGGGCTCGCTGAGGAAGCGCTACTCCGACCCCCGACGCCTTCTCACGCGCAGTTTCGAGTTCATGCCCCCGAAGGCGACGTGAACGCCTGCTCCCAACCCTCGGGGGCGCGGAACATGCTCAGCGATCCCCGGCACGGCAGGAGCTGCGCAGCAGGCTTCGGGTCGGCGAGCAGCCAGTGCTGGTATCCGTCCATGGCCCACTCGGAGGTGGACCGGCTGGTGGAGCCGACGACCTCGACAGAGCCGATGATGCAGCCGCGCGGCAGGTCGGCCGGGGGAGTGATGCCCAGATCGCGCAGGTACTTGTCACCCTCGGGGGCGTAGCTCTTGCCAGCCTGGATGAGCAGCTTGCCCCGGTAGTTGACAGGCCTGCTGCGGTTTTCGACGTCCTTGCCCGCGTGGATGATGGCCCACGCCCAGGGCTGCTTCACGGTGAGCACGTACGGCGTGGGCTCGGTGTCCGTGGCGAACAGGGCATCCTGAAAGCTTGTCTCGTCCATATGGACAACCTATCTTCCGGGTGAGAACCCCGTCAACCCGACTGGCCGGCCCGACGCGGACGACCCCGGCCGGCCGAACCCCGGCCCGGCATCGTCGCCCGGTGCAGCACCAGCGTCCGGTAGCTCCAGACCCCCGACCGGCCGAACTTCCTGTCCGGGTCGGGCCAGCCGGGCGTCCCGTCCGCGCGCTCGCGCGAGCGCTCGCGGTAGATGGAGGATGGCGAGATGCCCAGCCACGCCGCGGCCGCGGCCGCATCGACCAGCGTGTCGACGGCCGGGGCGTAAGCGTCCAGCGCGCGGCGCGCGTCGTCGGCCGTGCCGCCGGCCAGCGCCCCCTGCGCCACGGCGATCAGCTCGTCGGCGTCCGGCAGCCCTGCGGGCTCAGCACCCATCACAACCTCCATAGATAGTCGTTCTGATAGAGACAAGCTACTCGCCCATGGCGGCGAACAGGTCCAGCGTTCCGCACGCATCCGGAGCCTGGAACAGCGAACCCTGCACCGGCCCACGGCTCTCGCCGAAGTCCGCGCCCATCATCTCCACCCACAGCGGCTGCTGGCCGGGCTCGTCCGCGGTGGCGGGCTCGTCCGCGACCGCCGTGACCACCGGGGCGGACGCCCTGTCCTTGGCGAGGTGGCCGATCAGGTTGTCCACACCGGGCCGGGACAGTCCCGTCCACACGTCGCCCGTGACGGAGTCCTGGACGTACCAGCCGGAGCGCGCCTTGCGGGCCTGGAAGCGGGTGGTGGAGGAGGAGTCGGTCATGGTCGTGTCCTTTCGGCGGGTGGGATGGGCGGTTCAGGCGGCCGGCTGGTCGTGGTTCGCGCGGCGCAGCTCGTTGCGGTACTCGCTGACGGTCAGGCGCGGGTGGGTGTCCCAGAACTCCAGCAGCTCCTCGGAGGCGTACCGCGTCGCGCGGGCTGCGGGGCCGGTCCACAGCGTCCACGGGGTCATGCCCTCGGCCTGGCCGGCCTTGTTGAGCAGGTATCCGCGGCACTCGGCCTCGGCGGCGGCGAACTGCGCTTCGGCCCAGCTCATCCACTGGTCGTTCACGGCCGCCCAGCGGGCCTTGTCGCGGGCGGTCTGTGCGTCCTTGCGGTCCCTGCGGGCGGCCTCGCGGAGCACCGCGGCCTGGGTGGCCTCGTCGCCGTCGCTGTACACCTCGGCGAGCTGGTTGTCCGTCAGGCTCCGCAGGTTCTGCATCGGTGCTCCCTCCGTAGGTTGTCGTGTTGATATGGACAATCTAACGGAGCCCCGATGGGCCGTCAACATGAGATGGACAACCTAATTCGGGGAGCAGCACCGCCCGCCGGCCCGCGACCCGGCCCCCCTCCCGGCCACGCGCAACACCCCTGCTGGGGGAAGGAAACGGAGGAAACCAGGGATCATCAGGAGCAGGCGCGGGGCCTGACAGTCAGACATACGAGCGGGAGCCCCCACCGCCATGACCACCAGCGCACACAGCAGCCACACCCACCAGCAGGCAGCCGGCGAGGAACACGACCTCACCACCGCCCAGGACGGTGACGACTGATGCCCGCATCCAAAGCCCAGCAGGCCGTCACCGCGCAGCGACGCAAGCAGCTCATCGCACTGAAGCTCGCCGGCATGGACTTCGAAGCCATCGCCGACCGCCTCGACTACGCCGACGACGGCGCTGCCCGCAAAGACTTCTGGCGCGCCATCCAGCGCAACCGGCTGGAAGAGAAGGAAGCAGTCGAGAACCTGCGCGAGGTCGAAGGAGCCCGCTTCGAACGCCTCCTGGCCGCCGTGTGGCCCAAAGCGCTCAAGGGCGACCTCAAGGCCGTCGAGGCGGCCCGCCGGCTCATCGCCGAACGGATCCGCCTGTACGGGGTGGCCGAACCCATCCGCGCCGAGGTGTCCGGGCCCGGCGGGGGAGCCGTCCCCATCAGCCAGGCCAGCATCGCCGAACTCCGCAGCCTGATCGGAGCAGCAGGCGACCCCGATCCCGAGGACGACGAAGCCCCCGACGAGGGCGACGAAGGCGCACTGGATGACCACAGCGACGACACCTGACGTCGGCCCGGGGCACGACGAGGACGTTGATGACGTCGTCCAGGGAGCGGAGGAGCTACTCCAACTGGTCGCCCAGTACCGGCGCCTGAACCGGGCTCAGCGCCGCCATATCGCCTGCCGGGCCAGTGGAGAGGTCCGCACCGTCCTCGCCGGGGTCGAACGCGACATGGCCCTCAAGCGGTCGCCGGGCGCCATGTCGGCGATCCTCACCGACGGGAAGGAGAAGCAGGCCCGCCACCTGGACCTGATCGACCAGGTGTTCCGCGACATCGCCCGCGGCCGGCCCCGCAAGGTCCTCATCACCATGCCTCCGCGGCACGGCAAAAGCCGGCGTGCGGCCCGGTGGGCGCCGCTCTGGTACCTGTCGAGGCACCCCGACCACCGCGTCATGATCGCCTCATACTCCGCGGACCTCGCCGACGACCACGGACGGTGGATCCGCGACGCGATCGTCTCCTACGGCCCCCAGATCGGCCTCGCCCTCCACTCCGGCAGCAAAGCGGCGAACCGGTTCGACCTCGCCGACCCCGACACCGGCGAACGCCTCGAAGGCGGCCTCGTCACCGCAGGCGTCGGCGGCGGCCTCACCGGCAAGGGCGCCCACCTCGCCGTCGTCGACGACCCCATCAAAGACGCCGCCGACGCCGAATCCCCCACCATGCGGCGCCGCCTGTGGGACTGGTGGACATCCGTCCTCAACACCCGCATCGAACCCGGCGGATCCATCCTGGTCATCCAGACCCGCTGGCACGAACAGGACCTCGCCGGCCGCATCCTCGCCGGAGAAGACGCCGACGACTGGACCATCCTCGACCTCCCCGCCATCGCCGACAGCGAAAACGACGCCCTCGGCCGCGACATCGGCCGCCCCCTGTGGCCCATCCGCTACGGCACCAAAGCCCTCCAGAAGATCCGCCGCGCCGTCGGGGAACGCGTCTGGTGGTCCCTCTACATGCAAAAACCCCGCCCACTCGAGGGCGGCGTGTGGAAATGGCCATGGATCACCGACCACCGCATCACCCCCATGGCGTTCCGCGGCATCGACCTCACCCGCAGCATCGTCGCCGTCGACCACGCCGGCGGAGAAGGAGACGGAAACGACGAAGCCGGCCTGTGCGCAGCAGGACGCGACCGCGAAGGCCACCTCTACCTCCTCGCCGACGCATCCGACCGCATGGGCGCCGACACCTGGGGCCTCGCCGCCTGCCAACTCGCCATCGAGTACCAGGCCGACGCCATCGTCGTCGAAGCCAACTTCGGCGGCGACATGGCCAAGCAGATCATCCGCCAGGCCTGGAAAGAGCTTGCCGAACGAGGCGAAACCCGCGGCCTCCTCATGCCATCGATCATCGAAGTCCACGCCAAGCAAGGCAAACGGCTACGCGCCGAACCCATCGCCCAGCTCTACGCCCAAGGCCTCGTCCACCACCTCGGCGAATTCCCCCGCCTCGAGGGCCAGATGGTCACCTGGATCCCCGGCATGGACTCACCCGACCGCATGGACGCCGCCGTCCACGCCCTCACCGAACTCGCCGACCCCTCCACCCAGGGCCTCGGCACCTCCAACTACCGCGACCAACGCCTCCGCGGCCGCCGATAGGAGAACCCGATGTATGTCTACGCTGCGCGGCTGTCCAGAGTCGTCGATGGCGACACCCTGGACGTCCTCGCCGACCTGGGATTTCACATCCAGATCCACGAACGCGTCCGACTCCTCGGCGTGAACTGCCCCGAACACGGCAGCCCGGCCGGAGACGCCGCCACCGCGTTCACCACCCAGTGGCTCGCCGAGAACGGGCCCGACCTGATCCTGCGCACCGAACTCGACAAGACCGAGAAGTACGGGCGGATCCTCGGCACCATCACCGCGGGCGCCCGCACCCTCAACGCGGACCTCGTCGCCGCCGGGCACGCCGTCGACTACGACGGCGGCCGCCGCACGGTCCCGCTGCCCGAACAGCCGGGGGAACCCGACCATGCCCAGCCCGTACGCTGATCACAGGCGCGGGGCCTGGATAGCGGAAGGATCGCTGTGGGCCTCTTCACCGGCTTGAGAGAGGCCGTCATCGACGGCTGGTCGTGGCTGAACTACAAGCCGATCTTCTCCGACAGCCTCGGCATGCCCCACCGCCGCGCCTTTCCGGAAGCCGCCGCGACCTGGGTCCCCGCCGCCGACGAGCGCCGCCTGGCCTCCTACAAGCTGCTGAAGGCCTACGACCACAACCAGGTCGCCGAACTGTCGGCCTTCGTCGACGGGGATACGGCCCGCGACCGGCGCGAGTTCGGTGACCCGTCGATGTTCGTCGACAAGCTGACCTCGGACGTCCTGGGCAGTGAGCAGATCATCACCGTGCCCGGCGCCGAAGGCGACCAGCAGACCCCGGAGTCGGCGGCCGCAGAACGCGTCCAGACGCTGCTGCGGGAGTGGGCCGACGAGGAACTCCTGCCGATGCGGATGCTCCAGACCGAACGCAAGGCCGTAGGCCTCGGCGACGGCGTCTACCTCCTGTACTGGGACGGCGACAAGCAGCGCGTTCGCGTGAAAACCTTCGACCCCGGCTTCTACTTCCCGGTCGTGGGGGAAGACGACGACGGCTCCGACTACCCCGACAAAGTGCATTTCGCGTGGGAACTCCCGGAGGACAAGGCCCGCAAGCTGCCGGCCCGGCTGCGCCGCATTACCTACCACCTCGACTGGATCGGCCCTCGCACCGCGAACGGTGTCGACCGCACCGGCCGGGCCCTGCGCGCCCCCGTCATGTCCGAAGCCACCGACACCACCCCGTCCGCCCCGGTCCTCGGCCAGGGCGACCAGGTCGACGCCAACGGCTCCATCACCCGCCTGTACCCCTGGTCCGAGAAGCCGTCGTTCAGGACCTGCTACCTCACCGACGCGACCTGGGACCTCGGCGACCTCAAGGGCCCTGTCGACATCGACAGCCTGCCCATGGGCAAGGCGTCCTTCGCCACCAACGAGCAGGGCGAGATCCTCGACCGCCTCGACCTGTACCAGGACTTCCTGCCGGTCATCCACGTCCCCAACACCGTGCCCGAGCCGGGGGAGCACTGGGGGCAGTCCAGCCTCGCCAAGGCCCTGCAGATCTTCGACGAACTGTCCGGCTCCGACACCGACTCCAGCCGCGCCTCGGCCACCACCGGCTCCCCGATGATCGGCATCTCCGGGAAGTCGGTGTCCGGGCAGCAGCACTATGAGGCCGGGCCGGGTCTGGTGTTCACGCTCGGCGAGGGCGGCGGCATCACCACCGTCGACACCAGCCGCAACCTCGCCGAACTCCGCAACCAGGTCCACGACCTCGGCGAACGCGCAGCGAACGTCGTCCGTATCCCGCCCGTCGCCCTTGGCACCCTGGACCCGTCCAAGATGCCGTCCGGGTACGCTCTCGAGTTGGCGCTGGGCCCGGAGGACTCCCTGATCGCCGGGATGCGCCTGGCCCGCGACCACGCCGACCGGCTCCTCCCCAAGTTCGTCCAACGGTTGTTCCTCGCCGGCCAGCACCCCGACTGGGCGGGCATCACCCCCCTCCCGGCGAAGATCGTGCGCGGCTCGTTCCGTCCCACCGACAAGACGGCAGCCCTCGAGTCCATTCGCAACGCCCGCACCGACAAGCTGATCTCATTGGAGACGGCGATCCGAATGCTGCAGGACATCGGCTGGCCCATCGACGACGCCGAGGAAGAGATCAAGCGGATCGACGCCCGCTCCTTCGACGACGCCCGCAACCTCGCCGACGCCCTCGGCAACGTGGACGAGACCGCGAAGTTCCTCGGCCGCGAAGCCCCCGACGAGCCCGAAGCGCCCGCGGTCCAGCTGCCCGCCCTGCCGTCCGACGACCCCGCAGCCGCTGCCGCCCAGGGCCCGGCCGCGCAGGGGCAGCAGGGGAGCGGGGGGAACACCTCGTGACATCTGTGATGTCCTTGATCTCAGGCGCGGGGCCTGGAAACAGTACGAGTCTGGGAGGACTTGGACAGATGCGTCGCCCCGCGCAGCACCACCTCGGCCCCACCCCGCGCACCGCCTGGGCGCACCCGTACACGGGTGTCCTCGCGGCCGCCGTGTTCTACAACGACGGCGGACAGGGCGGAGCGCCCGCCCCGGCAGCTCCCGCCGTGCCTTCCCCGGCCGACGTCGCCGCCCGCGCAGGCCAGCAGCCTCCCACCCCACAGCCTGCCGCGCCGCAGACCGCGGGCGTGGACGAAGCCGTCCTCCTCGACCACGGCACCGGCGCCCCGATGACCCAGAGCGCCTTCACCAAGATCATGGCCCGGGAGAACTCCAAGGGCCGCCGCGCCGCCCTGCGTGAACTCGCCGAATCCGCCGGACTGCCCTTCGACCCCGACGACTTCGACCCCAAAAAGTTCGGACAACTCCTCAAGGACGCCGAGGTCACCCGCAAGGAACGCCTCACCGAGGAGCAGCGCCGCCAGGAGGAGCTCACCACCCAGGCCCAGACCCTCCAGGACGACCGGACCAAGCTGGACCAGGACCGCGCCCAGATCGCCGCGGACCGGCGCGCGCTGGCCCGCGAGCAGGCCCTCACCCGGCTCGGCGCCCTCGACATCGCCGACGACCAGGGAAACGTCACCGCCCCGAACCTCCAGGACGCGCTCGCCATGCTGGACCGCGACCTGCGCGACAACCCGGACGCCGACGCCGCCACCCTTGCCGCGGCCGCCGACAAGCTGAAGCAGCGCCGGCCCGAACTGTTCGGCGCCCCGGCCGCCCCCCTGACGCTTCCCCCCGCCCCGTCCGGCGGCCCGGCCGGAGGCAACGCCCCCCGCCAGCCCGTCGGCGACAAGGACGCCATCAACGCAGCCGCCCGGCAGATGGCCATCGACCGGGGCCTGCGCGCCCCGGACGCAGCCTGACCCAGACCAGCACCACCCAAGGGACCACGCCCTGACCCCCGTGGACGGCGCCAGGCAGGCGACCTCTCCCACACCCGCGGAACACGCGAAAGGGGCACGGCGTGTCCATCCAGCCGTACACCACCACAGAGACCCTTGGGTTCGGCCGCCGCTGGCTGATGAACACGTTCGGGTCGCAGACCAACGAGACCATCACTCTCGACCTGACGGCGTTCGACGAGACCCTGCACTGGGTCGAGGGCACCGCCCACCAGCCGCAGCGCAAGCTGAAGTCCGGCATCCCGCTCGGCTACAACACCACGACCACGCTGTACGAGCCCTACAGCCCGGTCACCAACGAGGTCCAGACCGCCACGGTCACCGGATCCCCGACGGGTGGCACGTTCACCCTCACGTTCTCCGGGCAGACCACCGCGGCCATCGCCTACAACGCCACCGCGGCCGCCGTGCAGACGGCTCTCGAGGCGCTGTCCAACGTCAACCCGGGCGACATCAAGGTCACCGGCAACGCGGGCGGCCCGTACACGCTCACCTTCGGCGGCCAGTACCTCGGCGACAACGTCGCCTCCGCCACGGCCACCGCATCCCTGACCGGCGGCACCACCCCCGGCGTCACGATGGCCACCACCACCGCGGGCGGTACCGCGACCGCGTCCGACGGCACCCAGAAGTTCGCCGGGTTCCTCTACGCCGAGGTCGCCTTCTACCCGGGCGCCACGAAGTCCGAGGCGGCGCTCATGGTCTTCGGCCAGGTCAACCCCAAGTACCTGCCCGTCGCCTTCGACCCGGCCGACGTACCCGCCGGATCCAACGTCCACTTCATCTACAAGACCGCCTGAGTAGGGGCCCGACATGGCTGACGACATGCTGGAGCTCCTGCTCCGCGACATCAACCCCACCGTCATCAACGCGTTCGTACGGCAGATCCAGACGCCGGCCGACTACCTGCTGACGCAGTCCGTCTTCCCCGAGCGCACAGTCAACTCGGTGAAGTGGAAGACTCGCGGCACCAAGCGGCGCGTCGCCGCCGCGTCGTACCGGGCGTGGAACGCCCAGGTCAAGGTCGCCGACCGCGAGATCCAGCGGTACGAGACCGAGGGTCAGCTTCTGCCGCTCGGCCAGAAGTACACGATCGACGAACTCCAGGTCATCCTTGAGGCCGTCTCCCGCGGCATGGACGGCGAGGACCTCAAGGACAGCATCTGGGACGACACCGCCGCCCACGTCCTGTCCATCAAGCACCGCCTCGAGCTGGCCGCTGGCGACCTCCTGGTCGACGGCAAGTTCACCCTGGTCGGCGAGAACGGCCTCACCATCGAGGCCAACCACAACGTGCCGGCCAACAACATGCCGACCGCCGGGACCGTCTGGACCAACCCGGCTGCCGACATGCTCGGCGACGAGATGCGCTGGATCGAGTACCTGCGCTCCACCGGCGCACCGCTCCCCACCCGCGCGCTCACCTCGTACAAGACGAGGTCGCTGGCCATGGCCAACGACTCCTACCGGGCGGCGTACTACCGGTCCGTAGCGCCCAGCGCCACCCCGACCGCCGTCCTGTCCCCGGAAGCCGTCAACGTGGTCCGCGCGCAGTACAACCTGCCGCCCATCGAGGCCTACGACGTCACCATCCCCCTCGACGACGGCACGTCAAAGCGGCCCCTGCCGGAGAACATGTTCTTCCTGCTGCCGCCCGACGCCCGCCAGATGGGCGAAACCCAGTACGGCCTCACCGCCGAGGGCATCAAGCTGTCCTTCGGCGGCAACCCCTCCATCACCAAGGAGGAGGCCCCCGGCATCATCGTCACCTCCGGGTACGAGGACGACCCGGTCGAGGTGTGGACGAAGGGCTCCGCCGCGGCGATGCCCATCATGTACACCCCCGACATCCACATCGCTGCGACGGTGTGGTGAGCCATGGGCGCCCAACTCGCAACGAGCGTGCACCTGACGGACCCGGAGACGCACGAGACGGTCATCCTCGACCCGGGCACCTGCCCGGAACCGCGGCTGGCCGCCCTGGTGACGAACCCGTCCGCCTGGATCGACGGGAACCTCCCCGCCGAAGCCGACGAGGACGACGCCTCTGGCGACGACTCGGACGACTCGGACGGAGCTGACACCAAGCAGGCCGCATCCGCGGCCAAGAAGACGGCCGCGAAGAAGACCGCGGCGTCAAGCCGGTCTCGGGGCCGGGACGCCGCTGGAGAGGGCAACAGCGGCGACTAGCGGCGTGCGGGCCCGCCACCAGTGGTGGGGGCGCCACCCGGCGGGCCCGCACCCGCACACCCCCTTCCCACCACCACCCCGGATGGAGGCAGCAGTGAACACCGCCGTCAGAGCGTGGCTGCTCGCCCAACTCGGCACCGACACCGACCTGGCCGACCTCGTATCCCGCTACACCCGCCTCGGCACCGCCCGCGCCGTCGCCATCGAGATCGCCCGCGAACGGCTCGCCGCCCTGTTGGCCCAGCCGTCCGGGATCACCGTCGTGTCTGTCGTCGCCATCAACACCGCTGCGAACATCGCCGCCTACGAACGGCAGATCGCCGCACTCGAAGCCGGTCAGCCGCCGGCGCCTGACGACCCGGTGGACCCCGAAGCCAGCGACCCCGACGCGCTGGGCGTGTTCTTCCTCCGCGAACGGCCCCGGCGATGACCACCCCCACCCCAGTCGACCGGACCGTCGACGGACGGGAGGAACTCCTCCTGGCCATCGCGGCCGCCGTCGCCCAGCTCACCCGGGAATGGAAACGCCTCACCCTCGCCCAGGACGACCTCCTGCGCGCCGTCGAGCAGATCCGGCCCGGCTACCAGGCCACCAGCCGCTTCCGTACAGCCCTGGCCGTCTTCAACGGCCAAGTCGCCCAGTTCGACCGGTCCGCCCGCGCGTTCACCGAACGCTGGGCCGCGACCACGCTGCCCACCATCTACCGCGACGGCGCCCTGCGCGCCCTCGAGCGTGCTGCCGCCGACGTCACCCTGTTCCGCTGGACCACCCCCCACCAGGCAGCCCTCACCACCCTGACCGCCGGGTTCTACGTCGACCTCATCCAGCGCATCTCCGAAGCAGTCCGCCGCGCCCAAGCATTCGCCCGCGCAGTGCAGACTGCCGTCCGGCAGGTCATCGTCGAATACAGCACCCCGCGCGTCGACAGCCCGAAACTCACCGCAGACCACCCGCTGAGCACCGTCATCTACGCGGACCAGTCACGCCACCCCGTCAAAGCCTGGGCTCGTTCCGCCCTCATGTGGCAGGGCGTCAGCGCCGCGAACGCCGGCGCCATCAACACCGGCCGCCTAGACATCGAGGCCGACTGGTTCGAATGCATCGACGGCCCGGAGTGCGGATTCCAGTCCCACCCCGACACCGACCATGCCGACGGCACCATCCGATCCGCAGACGACGCGGCCGCCTTCCCCCTCGCCCACCACGGCTGTATCCGCCAGTGGGTCCCGCGCCCCGACCTGAACAGCCGCCGCGGCCTCGTATCGGGAGATCCTGTATGACCGAACAGCCCCAGCAGACCGGGCCCGCCGAGTCGGCCGCGCGCGGCGTCCGTATCGAGGCGCAGCCCGGCAGCGCCACCATCAGCATCGACGGCACCCCCCTGCCAGCCGGGCAGATCGTGGGCTACCAACTCGAGCACTCCATCGCCGACTCCCTGCCCATGCTGGTCCTGCACATCCGGCAGGCCGACCACGTCGCGTTCGAAGGCCTGTCCCGGGTGGCGGTCGCCGTCCAGCAGGACACTGGCGCCGCCATCGCCGAATTCGTCCTCGGCTTGGACCCGGCGGCCGTGCAACGTGCCGCGCTGGACCGCATGGACCTCGAGGACGGGAAGACGGGCGTCACCGAGGCGATCCTCAAGCAGCTCGCCGAGTGGGCGCAGGGGAGGACCTGATGCCCGGACTGGACGCAGCCCTCGCCGGCGTACGCGCCTGGGTGGGCAAGAACCTGCTCCTGGACACCGTGCGGGTCGAACTGCCTGCAACCGGCAAGCCCGTCCTCGACGAGGTCACGGGCAAGCTGGCCCGTCCGGACGGGGAGATCCTGTACGAGGGGCCGGGGGCTGTGCAGGGCGGGACCGCGCAGTCGGAGATCTCCGCGACACCCGGCGCGCTCCAGCCGTGGGTGCAGGAGACCAAGTCCAGGTACCGGCTGATGACGCCGCTCGAGGCGCCCATCGTGCCCAAGGACGCCATTGTCACCGTCGTCCAGGTCCATGACCCCGCCAACACGGCTCTGATCGGCCGCACGTGGACGTGCCAGGACCCGTCCCGCGCCGCCACCACCGAAGTCGTCCGCATCACCCCGCTGGACCAGAACCAGGCCCCCGGAGCACCGTTGTGACCCCGGATGAACTGGCCGCCAAGCTCGAGCTCGCCGCGAAGAAGGTCGGCCCGGCCATCGCGCACGCCGTCGAGCACACCGGCACGCTCGGGCAGGCCAGGATCCGGGGCAACGCCTCCGGCCGGCCCGGACCGAACGTCATCACCGGCGCCTACCGCAACAGTTGGCAGACCGACACCCGAAGGATTCCCCACGGGGCGATCTGCACCCTGGGCACCAACGCGCCCCAGGGCCGACGCCTCGAGTTCGGCTTCGTCGGCATGGACAGCATCGGCCGCAACTACAACCAGCCGCCGTTCCCGCACGTCCAGCCGGCCCTGCCGTTCATCGAGGCCACGCTGATGGCGACGATGCGCCTCGCCCTCGCGGAGGTCCTGCTGTGATCAAAACGCGGCTGGTCACCAACGCGCTCGTCACCCTGCTCGCCACCGGCACCGGGAAGCCGGTCGGGGAGGGCGTGATCCCGGACGGGAACCCGACCGAGTACTACATCCTGCACTTCATCGACCGGCAGACCTCCGGAGCGCCGTTTTCGGACCTGAACGAGGACTGCAGCCTCATCTACCAGGTCAACTGCATCTCCGCCCGCGACCTGGCCGCCCCGGACTCGCACGGCACCCAGGACCAGATGGAGTGGCTGGCCGACACCGCCCGCGAAGTCCTCCTCGGCCGCAACCCGGTCACCCGCGCGTGGCTTCACGCCCTGGCCGTGTCCGGCGCCAGGGTCATCGGCCGGGCCGCCGAGGTCGAAGCGGGGGGAACACCTGACGCCGCCGATGGAATCATGAGCAGTGCCAGCAGGTTCAGGTTCGACCTGACTTCCACCTGACCGAAGGTCAGGGCTGTATGACCGCACCGCGGCGGGACCCCACGCGGACGCCACCAGGCAGGTGGCCGCCACCCATACACACCGTGTAAGGGGCCGGGTCCCACAGACCTCGAAGGCCCCGGGACCAAGGGGCCCACGAATGCTGCTTGCCAAGCCGAAGAAGTACATGCGGCGCGGTACGTCGAAGTTCTTCTTCGTGCCGTCGATCGCGTCCGACGACATGCTGCCCACGCGCAGCGAGATCTCCGCCGGCACCGAGTTCTCCCCTTACATCGCCGCGATGGACGGGTGGACGGTCGCCAACAACGAGATCGACACGCCGGACATGGCGGACACCTACGACTCCACCATCCCCGGCAGCGACAAGGCCGACTCCAGCAGCTTCACGTTCTACGAGGACGAGGAAGACGCCGACCTGGAGCAGCTTTTCGCGAAGGGCACGAACGCCTACATCGTGATCATGCGTAAGGGCGACGTCCCCGCGAACAACTCGATGGACGTCTTCCCGATCCGGGTCGCCTCCCAGTCGCCGCAGTACACCGCCGACAACGAGGCCGCCAAGTTCATGGCCACCTGCTCCATCACGAGCCGGCCGCTCCAGGGCGCACCGGTGCCCGCCGCGGGCACGGACGAGGTCCAGACGATCACGATCACCGGCACCCCCACCGGTGGCTCGTACACGCTGACCTTCTCCGGGCAGACCACCGCGGCCATCGTGTACAACGCTGCCGCGTCCGCCGTGCAGTCCGCGCTCGAGGCGCTGTCGAACATCGCGTCCGGCGACGTCGTCTGCACCGGCGGCCCGCACCCGGGAACCCCGGTCGTCGTCACGTTCGGTGGCGCCTACGACGGCGCCGACGTCCCGCAGATGACCGCGACCGCGACCCTGACCGGCGGCACCACACCGACCGTCACGGTCTCCACGACCACGCCGGGCGGCTGACCCCAGCCGGACCGCAACACCCCCTCTACGCCCGGCCGGGCCCCGACGCGTTCGGGAAGGGGCGCCCATCGGCGCCCGGCCGGGTCCCCTTCCCGAACCGGAGGACCCACCCGCCATGACCACCACCCGAACCCGGCAGACCGCCACCCCCGAGCCGCCCGCGCAGGCTGTGGCCGCCGACGCGCACTGGTCCGCCAAGATGAACCGGCTCCGCAACCGGTCGCTCGCCGAGACCACCTTCGTCATCTGCGACGACCAGGCCGTCCGCGACCGCCACAACCGGGCCGCCCGCGCGTTCGACCTGGCCGAGAACTACGCCAAGGCCCACCCCAAGGACGCTGAGGCGGCCGCCGACCTCGCCACCGCCACCCGGGAGCGGGACGAGGCGAACGCCGCCTACGACCAGGTCGCCATCGCCATCCGCTTCCGCGCCCTGCCCCGCCCGGCCTACGAAGCCGTCTTCAAGGCGCATCCGGCGTCCGAGGCGGAATCCGAAGACGGCAAGGAGTGGGGCGAGGGATACCCCGCCGCGCTGATCGCGGCCGCGTCCGTCGACGGTATGACCGAGACCGAAGCGCGCGAGCTCCTCGAGTCCTGGTCGCTTGCCGAGGCCAACGCGATGTTCAACGCCGCCTACGGGGTGCAGAACACCACCCGGGCCGACCTGGGAAAAGGCTGACCGATGACCTACGGTTCCGCGCCGAGATGGCCCTGTGCCGCGAGTACCGCATCCCGTACTCGCAGTTCCGGGGCCTCGGCGACGGCACCTGGTCGGCCGGCGACCGGGACAAGGCCCTCGCCTACGCCGACTACCTGCGCGGGATGTGCCCGCAGTGCGGCACCCGCGAATCGGAGTGGGTCGACGAGAACGGCGAATACGTGGACTCCTACATCGCCGTCACGCACAACTGCTTCGGCTGCGAGGAGATCGCCATGAGGCAGAAGGAGATCCCCGACGGGCAGGCCGGGGGCGGCCTGAAGGTCCTGCTGCTGCCCGCGCACATCCACGCAGCGCAGCAGCTGGCCGCCGAACTCGGCGCCCGGTAACCGCACACCGCACGAGTCGAGCAGCGAGGGAGGGGCGTACCGGTGGCCAACTGGAACTTGTCCGTGGACATCCGCGGGCACGGTAATGATCTCGCCCAGTCGCTGAAGTCGTCGGCGAAGCACGCCCGCAGCCTCGGGAATGCCGCACGTACCGCGAAGACCGAGGTCAAGGAACTCGGGCAGGCCGCCGACACCGCGACCCGGCACCTGCGCACCCTGGGTCGCGAAGCCCGCACGGCAGGCCGCAACCTGACCCGGCTGGGAGAGGGCGCCCAGGCCGCGGCCCGCCACCTCGGCCGCTACGGGGATGCCGCGCAGCGCGCCCAGCGGCACGTCAACACCCTGGGCGATCACTCCCGCACCACCGCCCGGCAACTCGCCCGCATGTCCGGGCAGATCGACGGTGCGGTCCGGGACCTGCTGCGCCTGGCCGACGCGGCCCGACGCGCCGACTCACGCCTGGCCCGGGTCGGCGGCGGCAGCGTCCGTGGCCTGCGCCGCATCGGTGACGAGTCCGGGCACGCCCGCCGCCAGCTCATGTCCCTGGCCAACCTGCTGACCGGCGGGGCGTTCGTCATCGGCGGCGCCGAGCTGCTGAAGATGGGCGGCGAACTCCAGCAGTCGATGAACGCGTTCGGGGCGACGACCGGCGCGACCGCCATGCAGATGCAGCGCGCAGGGGCGACCGCCAACCAGCTCGGCAACGACCTCAGCATCCCCGGCGCCACCGCCGCGGACGCCGCCGAGGCGATGGTGGAACTCGCCAAGGCCGGGTTCCGTACCGACCAGGCCATCTCCTCCACCCGCGCCAGCCTGATCCTCGCCTCCGCCGCGCAGGTAGACGCCGCCGACAGCGCGAAGTATCTCGGCGACATGATGGACCAGTTCGGCATGGGCGCCGACCAGGCGGGCAAGGCCGCCGACACCCTCGCCGCTACGGCAAATGCCGCATCCGGCGACATTATCGACATTTACTACGCCATGAAGTACGCGGGCCCGGTCGCGCACGGGCTCGGCGTCACCATGCAGGAGACCGCGTCCGCGGTCGGCATGCTCGGCAAGGCCGGCATCCTCGGCCAGACCGCCGGTACGACACTGCGCGGCATGATGGCCAACCTGGCCGCCCCCACCCCGCAGATGATCGAAGGCCTCAAGGCCATGGGCATCGAAGCGTGGTCTGCGTCCGGGCAGTTCAAAGGCCTGCGCTACGTCATCGACGGCCTGTCCCACGCCCAGCACAAGATGAGCCAGAAGGACTTCGCGGCCGCCGTCAAGAAGTCCATGGGCAAGCCGGCCATGTCCGGCGCCATCGCCCTCGCCCACCAGGGCGTCGACAGCTTCGACAACCTGATGGCCGCGGTGTCCGACACCGGCGCCGCCTCCGAGATCGCCGCCGCCAAGGGCAAGGGCCTCGCCGGCGCCATGCTCCAGCTCAAGACCCAGGCCAAGCAGACCGGCCTGACGATCTACCAGGGCATGGCGCCCGGCCTGGAGTTCCTCACCCGCGGCATCACTGCCGGCCTGTCCGACGCCACCCCGAAGATCGAACAGTTTTTCAAGCACATGAACGACCTGGGCTCCGTGTTCGGGCCCGACCTTCTCGCGGCCGCCCGCGCCCAGTTCGACGGGATCAAGGACTCCGCGGAAGGCCTGGCCGAGCCGTTCAAGGACCTCGCGGGCGAAGGCATCGCCGCCTTCTTCCACCTGATCATCAACGCCGGGAAGATGGTCATGGACGTCCTCGGCAACCTCGCCGACGGCGTCCAGCCCGTCGTGTCCGCCTTCGGCGACCTCACCGGCGAGGGCAGCACCGTGGCCTCCACCCTCGACATCGTCGTGGGAGCCCTGGACCTCGTCATGGCCGCCGTATCAGCGGTCTCCGTCGTACTGGGCCCGATCGGCCACCTCGTCGGCACGCTGGTCTCCGCGTTCGGCGCGCTGCCCGGCCCGATCCAGCAGTTCGTCCTCGCCGCGATGCTGACCTCCCGCATCCAGCCGCGTATGGCAGCGCTCGCCGGCACCGTGTCCGGACGCGTCACCGGTGCCTTCCGATCGTTGAGCGGGCAGATGGCCGTGCAGCGGTCGCTGGCCGCCGCGGCCGGCGTGTCCCTGACCCGGTACGGGGCAGCGCTCTCCGTCCTCCAGGCCCGGGTCCCGATCATCGGCCGGATGGGGGCCTCGTTCCGTACCGCCGCAGCCGCCGGAACCGGCTTCACCGGCACCCTGCGCGGGATCGGCGCAGCCGCCGGGACCGCCGCCCGCGGACTCGGCAGCGGCCTCATGGGCGCCCTCGGCGGACCGTGGGGCCTGGCCATCACCGCCGCCACCATCGGACTCGGCTTCCTCGCCACCAAGCAGCAGCAGGCCGCCCAGGCAGCCGCCGAGCACCAGCAGCAGATCAGCAGCCTGTCCCAGGCACTACGCGACTCCAACGGCGTCGTGAACGAATCGGTGCGCTCCATCGCCACCGAGAACCTGATGCAGCAGAAGATCAAAACAACGCTGGACGGACAGCAGCGCCTCGTCGACCTCGCGCGGACCGCGAAAGTCCCGATGTCCGAACTGGTCGACGCCTACACCAACCAGGGCACCAGCCTGGGCAAGCTGCAAAAACACCTCGAGGATGTCGCCGCAGCGAACCACCACTGGGTTCTGGACCCCGAGTCCGGTGTCGGCGGCGATGCCCTCAACAAACAGGGCCAGGCAGCAGACGACCTGCGCCAAGGGCTGTCCGGCCTGTCCGGTGACTTCAAGAAAGCCGCCGCAGACGCCCGCGACTACAACGAAGGCGTCAACGGGGCCAGCAACGGCGTCACCGCCTACGACCGGCTCAAGACCGCCGTCGGCGCGCTGGCCGACAGGACCGGCGACGCCGACACCCGTACCCGCGCCCTGCGCGAAGCCCTGGACCTGCTGTCCGGCGGCAGCGTCTCCCTGCAGGCCGCGCAGGCCCGGGTGAACGAGGCCATCTCCAACGCCAACGAGGCGATGAAGAACGGCATCGACCACACGGCCGGCTACGGCAAAGCCCTGGTGAAGACCAACGGGCAGCTCGACACCACCACCAAGAACGGCCAGGACCTCTTCAACACCCTCAACACCGTCGCCGACGGAAGTGCCTCCGCGGCGGTGGCCGCCTACGACTTTGCCGACTCGCAGGGCAAGGGACTGCCCGAGTCGATGGCGGCCGCGCGCGCGGAGATGGAGAAGTCCCGCAAGGCCGCCATCGACCTGATGGGCGGGTACGGGCTGACCGCGACGCAGGCCGGGAGGGTCGCCGACTCCATGGGGCTGATCCCCGGACAGGTGTCCATCCTGCTGTCCACCCACGGCGTCGACTCCACCCTCGCCGAACTGATGGCGGTGCAGGCCCAGTTCAAAGCGCAGCCCACCAAGAAGACCATCAAGATTGACGCTCTGGGCGAGGACGCGAAGAGGGAACTAGAGGACCTCGGCTACAAAATCAAGCTGATCCCCGGCACCCGCGAATACAAGATCACCGCACCGACGCAGGGAGCTCGCGCCGACCTCGACCTGCTCATCGCGAAACTGTCCAGCGTCAAGGGCAAGAACGTCCCCGTAGGCGTCATCGACCGGGCCAGCGCGACCGCCCGCGCCATCCAGGCCGCGATCGACAGGATCCGCAGCAAAACCGTCACGCTCACCACCGTCCGGCACACCATCAACGTCGAAGCGACCGTCGCGCGAACCAACAAGAACCTTGCCGGATACTCCAACGGCGGCATCGTCGACCACTACGCCAACGGCGGCATCCAGCGCGGCGGCGTACAGCGCTTCGCTGGCGGCGCCGAGAACCACGTCGCGCAGATCGCCCCCGGCGGATCGTGGCGGGTGTGGGGTGAGCCCGAGACGCAGGGCGAGGGCTACGTTCCGTTCGCCGCCTCCAAGCGGCCCCGCTCCCGCGCCATCACCGAAGAGATCGTCCGCCGTCTGGGCGGCAACCCGGGCGGCATCAACTGGAACGCCGACGGCAACGTCACCGACTGGCGCTACGACCCCACCAGCGGGTCCCTCTACTCCGCCTCCGACGCCGGGCAGGCAGGCCACAAGACCAAGAAGGTCAAGGTCAAGGTCAAGGGCAAGTGGAAGACCAAAGAGGTCGAGTACTTCGACATCGGCGCGGTGGAGAAGAAGCTGAAGTCCGCCGCGAAGGCCACCACCGCCTGGAACAAGGACCTCGAGGCCGTCGCCCGCCGGGCCGGCGGGGACGTCGCCGACGCCCTCGCCGCGATGGGCGAGGACGGCATGAAACTCGCCCACAAAATGGCCACCGGCTCCACCAAGTACATCAACGACATGTCCAAGGCGCTCCGGGACCTGCAGAAGACGGCCAAGGCCACGCTCGAGGACTACACCCGCCAGTTGGGCAAGGCCAACGTGCTGAACAAGACGTTCAGCGACAACCTGGCCAAGCTGGCCGCCGAAGGCTTCGGGGACCTCGCCGCCCAGTTGGCCGCCCAGAACGACCAGGCCGCGCAGGACCTCGCCGCGGCCGCGGTCAAGGACAAGGGCAAGGCGTCCAAGGCCAACGACGCAGCGAAGACCGCGAACAAGGCCCTGACGGCCGACGAGGTGTCCGAACTGGTCTCCATCATCGCCGCGATCAAGACGAGCAAGACCGGCCTGCACGACGTCGCCGCGACCACCGCACTGGGCGAAGACGAGATCATCACGGTCGCCAACAAGGCCAAGAGCCAGATCAGCAAGAGCCTCGGCACCCGCGCCACCCGCTTCCTGTCCGACCTGGGCAAGGCCAACAAGGGCCTCGCGTACGCCGACGGCGGGATCCGCTCCGGAATCTACTCCACCAGCGGCGGCGCCGTCACCTTCGCCGAGCCGTCCACCGGCGGCGAGGCGTACATCCCGCTCGGCGCGAACAAGCGCAGCTCCGCGATGCCGGTCCTGGCCGACGTCGCCGGACGGTTCGGCGTGGGCCTGCGGGACGCCACCAAAGAAAAGATCATCATCATCCGTCAGCAGGCCCCCCTGATCGGCGAGAACCACTACCACATCGGCGACCGCCGGTCCGACCGCGACCTGGCCCGCGACATCGACAGCCGTCAGGGCTACCAGCTGCGGCGCCTGGCCCGCGGCGGAGTAGGGGCACGCGGATGAGCACACCCATCGAGCTGAGCGACTTCCAGCACGAACTCGGCGGCGTCCTCATCGGACGCGGCACCAGCATCCCCATCAAAACCGTCGAAGGCCTCGGCCAGCCCCCGCTGCGCACCGCCGACGTGGACCCGCCCGGGGAGGACGGCACCTGGCTGGGCACCGACTACTACGCCGGCCGCCTCATCCGCATCGACGCCGCCGTCAAGGTCGTCGAGGACGTGCCCGGCGTCCTCGACATCGCCGCCGACCTCCAGGACCTCGCCGACACCGACGCCGTCCGCGGGCAGGCCGGCACGACCATGGACCTGCGGCTGAAGTTCCCCGGCCGTACCACCCGCGTCGTCCGCGGCCGCCTGCGAAAGTTCGAACCCAACCTGGAACAGGTCATCTTCGGCTACGCGCCGCTCGACATCGAGTTCCAGGCGCAGGACCACCTCTACTACGCCGACCAGGCGGAGACGACGTCCATGCCGCTCGGCAGCCTCACCGAGGGCGGCATGACCTTCCCCCTGCAGTTCCCGTTCACGATCGCCGGAGCCGCATCCGCAATCGCCCGCCCCGGCTACATCCAGGTCGACGGCACCAAGGCCACCGCACCCGTTCTGCGGGTCAACGGGCCGTGCGCCAACCCCTCCATCACCCACGTCGGCTCCGGCCGGACGCTGACCGTGCAGACGACGCTGGCCGCCGGGGAGTGGGTGCAGATCGACACCCGGCCCGGCTGGCGCACCGTGCTGCGCGAGAACGGCGGCGGCGCCCCCCTCACCGCCGTCTCCCGCATCGACCAGTTCGTCCTCACCCCGGGCCTCAACGAGATTCGGTGGAACGCCACCGACAACACGCTCACGTCCACGCTGGCCGTCACCTGGTGGCCCGCCTACAAGGCCCTGTAGGAGGCCCGTCATGGCGCTCAACGGCACCCCGATCGCAACCACCGGGGCCGAGCACACCGCCCAGCAGTTCCGCATGATGATTAAAGACCTGGCGCGGGACAACCAGGGCGTCACCACCGGCCTGGACCTGAAGGTGTCCGCCCTGTCCACGCCCGGCGCCGGCGTCCAGATCAGTGACGGATCGGCCGTCATCGCCGGGAAGGCGAACACGTTCCAGGGCTACTACTCGGCCTACAACATCGGCTCCGACACCGTGTCGATCTCCGCCACCGGCGGGTCACCGCGCTCCGACATGCTGATCCTGCGCGTCGAAGACCCCGATTACGAGGGCACCCGCGACCCGGCCGAGGACCCGATCGTCTACTGGCAGGTCGTCACCAACGTCGGCTCGTCCGCGACGACGGTGCCCTCCGGGTACTCGGCGATCCCGCTGGCCCGCATCGACATCCCGGCCTCGACCGCGACCATCACCGCCGCGATGATCGTGGACCTGCGGAAGGTCGCCAACCCGCGCCGCGAACGCATCCTGTACCCGTACTACGCGTCCGACCCGCTGGTGGAGATCTCCGGCACCTCGGAGACGTGGAAGACCCACCCCAACCTGACCATGGCGACCATCGCGATCCCCGCCTGGGCCGCCTCCGCAAAGGTCGTTTTCTCCGCCGGCGGCATACGCCTGGTCGACGGCAACGTGTTCGGCGGCTTCCGTTTTATGCTGGGCACCGAAGAGGCCGCCCAGTGGGTCTCCATCGACGACAACCAGGGCTCCGCCGCCCGCCGCGTCCCCTCCCTGGTGATGGCCGAGACGATCAGCCTCACCACCACTGCGGGCGCCGCGATGCGCGGCACCAACCAGGCCTTCAAGGCCCGCATGCGGACCCGGTCCTCCAACGCGGGGAAGATCGGCGTGGACGGCGCCACCAGCTTCATCATCGACGTGGAGTTCACCGAGGGCGCCATCTGATGGGGCGCTGGCGCTTTTTCACGCAGCACGCGCTGACTGGCGCCGTCCTCCACCCCGCACTGCCGCTGTCCGGGGTGGAGTTCGGCAACGAACTCAACGGCCCCGGCAGCTTCTCCGCCACCCTCGCCCCGCACTGGGTCGCCGCGAACGCTGCACTGGTCGAACCGGCCGTCGCCCTGATCTACGCGGAAGCGGACGGGTTCCTGCGCTGGGGCGGCCTCGTCTGGTCCGTGGAAGCCGAAGGCGGTGAGTACCGGCTCGAGGCCGCGTCCTGGTCGTCGTACCTGACCAAGCGGCACGACGAGCACGGCGAACTGAACGGACGCGGTCCGTACACGTACGCCGACCCGTGCGACATCATCCGCGACATCTGGGCGTACGCGCAGGAGCAGCCGGACGGGAACCTCGGCGTCGTCGTCGACTCCACCACGTCCAGCGCGAAGTCCGGGACGCCGGCCGAGCCGTGGCATTCCTACTGGTACGAGACCCCGGTGCTGGGCGAGCTGGTAGACGACCTGGTGTCCGAGGACGGCGCCCCGCAGTACACCAACCTCTGCTCCTTCCAGTCCAACGGCAGCATCCGCCGGCGCCTCGCGCTCGGCTACCCGCGTCTGGGCGCCCGCCGCACCGACATCAGCTTCCGGTCCGGCGTGAACATCATCAACGCGCCGCCGGTCAAGCGGTCCGGGGACGACTACGCCAACGTCGTCATCGCCACCGGCAGCGGCGAAGGCACCGCCACCCGCTTCGCCGTCGACCCCGCCCGCGACGGCCGCCTCCGCATGGAGACCGTGCTGGCCCTGCCCACCGTCAACGGCAACGACGTCCTCGGCCGCCGCGCGACCGCCGAACGCCGCAAGCTTCAGATCATGGGCCAGGTCGACCAGATCACCGTCCGCGACCACCCCAACGCCCGCCTCGGGTCCTGGCAGATCGGCGACGACGTCCAGGTAGCAGTGCACAACGAGTGGACGTCGTACACCGGATGGGCGCGCATCACGGCCGACTCCTACCAGCCCGGCGACAACCCCGACCAGGCCGTCCTGACGCTGCGGCGCGCCGACAGCTTCCACTACGGATCGCCGGAGGACTCCTGACCATGGCCACCGTCCCCGAGAAGGTCGCCGCACTCGAGCGGGCCCTGGCCCAGGTCCGCAAAGGGCAGCGGCTCGCACACGGCGCGTCCATCGAGAACGCCGCCGTCACCGTGAACAGCGGCTCCGGTCAGGTCCGGGCGATCCTCGGCGTCCAGGGCGACGGCACCGTAGGCGTCCAAGCGGTCAACGGGCCGCCCCCGCCCCAGCCGTCCGACCCGATCGTCGCGTCCGTCCTCGGCGGAGTCACCGTCTCCTGGGACGGCCTGTTCGCGGGCGGCACGGTCATTCCGATGGACTGGCAGCGCGTCGAAGTCCACGCCTCCATCACCCCCGTCTACACGCCGGTCCCTGCCACCCTCGTCACCACGATCGAGACCGCGCAAGGCGCCACCGTCGTCCACTCCTGCGACACCCCCGTCTACGTCCGCCTCCTGGCCCGCAACACCTCCGGCGCCGCCTCCCCGCCCTCCGTGACGGTGGGGCCGTTCGGCCCGACACCGGTGGTCGCGGACGACATCCTCGACGGCATCGTCACCACGCTCAAACTCGCCGACGACGCGGTCACCTCCGCGAAGGTAGCGGCCGGGGCCATCGACACAGATGCCCTGGCCAACGCGGCGGTCACGGCAGCCATCATCGCCGCGGACGCCGTCACGAATGCAGCCATCGCGGCTGGAGCGGTGGGGAACACCGAAATCAGCGACGGCGCGATAACCACGCCAAAGCTGGTCGCGAGCGTTATCACAGCGAACGAGTTGGCTGCGACCTGCGTGACTGCGGCAAAGATTGCGGCCGGGGCCGTCATCGCGGGCAAGCTCGACGCCAGCAGCGTGGTGGCCGGGAACATTGCGGCAGCGGCCGTCCAGGCGGGGAACCTGGCCGCGAACAGCGTGCAAGCGGGCAACATCGCCGCGAACGCGGTCCAGGCCGGGACGGTGGACGCGAACGCCATCACCGCGCGCGAGCTCAACGCCCTCGCGGTCACGGCCGGGAAACTCGCAGTGAACTCGGTGGCCGCGGGCAACATCCAGGCCGGAGCGGTCACCGCGACCGCCCTGACCGTCGGCATCGCCCAGGCCATCGCCTCGAAAATGGTCGACGCCATGGGCGACTCCACCTTGTGGACGCAGACCTCCGACGCCGGCACCCCGACCTGGCTCACCGCAGTCTCCGACGCGGCCGCCGGCGGCACCGTCGCCCAGGCTGCCGGGCCGGTCACCCTCGAACGGAACGTCAACACGCCCTACGACCCAGACACGATGTACCGGGTCACCGCCCGCGTCCGCACCACCACCGCGCCCTCCGCGGGCACCGCGAACGTGTCCATGGGCCTGGTCGGGATCGCTGCGGACGGCACCACCCGCGTCTCCTCCACCGGCGCCAACGCCGTCGTCACCGGCCAGCACTACATTGCCGCGAACGCTGTCACGGTCAGCGTCGGCACCGCCTGGACCACGTTTACCGGCTACGTCCAGGGCACAGCGTCCACCGGCACCACCGCGGCCAGCCCGGACCCGAAATCACCCGGCAAAGTCCACACGAACGTCCGCTACGTCCGCCCGGTCGTCCGGCTCCTGACGGGCGCCACCGGCGGCGTCATGCAGGTCGACCAGGTCACCGTGGAGACCCTGCCGACCGGTGTGGTCAACACCGTCAACATCGCCGATGGTGCGATTACGGCGGCGAAGATCACGGCTGGGGCGGTGGACGCGACCGCCCTGTCGGCGACCGCCATCACGGGCAAGACCATCACGGGCGGCACCATCACCGGCGCCCTCATCCAGACCGCCGCCTCCGGGCAGCGCATCACCCTGAACGAGTCCTCCGCCAACAAGGTCCTCGTCTACGACTCGAGCGGCACCGCGATCGGTGAACTGTCCGCCTCCGGCCTGCTGGTCAAAGGCACCAACGGCGCCATCCTCTGGCTCGACCCGAACGACGTCTTCCCGAACCTGCGGCTGACGAACGCGGCAGGTACGAACTCTGCCGTCATCAACGTGTCCGGCTCGGCCGCCGTCCTCGGCATGAACTCGGGCCTTTTCACCGCGGGCGCCTTCTCCGACATGAAGTGGCGCACCATCTTCGGCAGCGCCCTGGGCACCGACTTCTGGTGCGCGGAACGGGTCCGTGACTCCGACACCTCGGTCTACCTCGGCGGACGGATCTTCCTCTCCAGCACCTCGGCAAGCATCGGATTCCGCAACTCCGCCGACTCCACCCAGGACGCCGTCCTGACGCTCCAGCAGGGAGTCGGACAGATCAACAAAGCCCGACTCGAGATCTTCGCACCCGCCTCCTCATCCGCAGCCCTCTACGTCAATGCCGAGACCGGGCACACCGCCAGCCTGGTACGCGCCCAGTACAACTCCGTCGACAAGTTCAAGGTCGACAAGGACGGCAACGCCACCGTGGCCGGGAACCTGACCGTCTCCGGTATCGGAAGCCGCCAGACCAAGTACCGCACCAGCAACGCGACCAAGACCAGCAACACCACCCTGGCCACCGACACCCAGATCACCTTCGCCGTGGACGCGGGAGCCGTGTACACGGTGGAAGGCCTCCTCCTGCACTCTGGGCCCGGCGACTTCAAGATGGGATGGACCTTCCCGTCCGGAACGGACGGCACCTGGCAGGGCCTCGGAAACGGCGTCACCGTCATCTCCGGGACAAGCGGCGGAGGAACTCAGCAGGACACATCCTCCACTTGGGGGTACGCCGTCCGAACCGAATCCACCGACCTGGCCAGCCCCCGCACCTACGGCGGCATCGCGGCCAACGGATACGGCGTCCAGGTCAAAGCAACCGTCCGTGTCGGTGGCACCGCTGGAACGTTCGCCCTCCAATGGGCCCAGGGAACCAGCGACGCAACCGCCACCACTCTCTACCTCGACTCCTACCTCACACTCGAAAGGGTGGCCTGATCATGGACTTCCCCAGCACTGTCCTCACCTGCACCAGCAACGGTGACGAGAACCCCACCGTCGTCACCGTGCACGTGCAGTCCGACAACCAGCGCGTCGACGAAGTCGCCCTCGCCCACCACATCCAGGAATGGCTCATCCAGACTGGCACCGACTTCGCGTCCGTCACCGCAGCCCGGCACGAGCAGATCTTCCCCGTCACCCCGCTCCCGCCGCTCGGCGAATGAGCCGGGGCAACACACGCCCCGTCAGGCCGTAGCCTGAGATCACCGGGCGACCCTCCGCCCCACACTCCACACCCCGAGGGACGACCGCACCACAGCGGTCCGCCACACAGCAGCTCAGGCGCGGGGAGTGCAGGAGCAGGGTCGGGTGCCCGACCTCGACATCAAGCGGTACGACGTCACCGGACAGCTCGGCCGGCACCTAGTGCTGGACCCGCGCAGCCTCGCCTACCGGCGCCGCTACGACGGCGGACCGCTGCATCCCACCGCGTGGCAGCCCAAGATTCCGGTCCTGGACCAGCAGGACCTCCTCGGCCAGGGCATCCGCACCAGCCTCCTGGCCCCCGGCGCACCCGACGTCGACGCTCTGGGCTCCTGCACCGCCAACGCCGCCACCGCGCTGGTCTCCGTCCTCCACGACACGGAGACACTGACCGCGAAGGGCCTGGACGTCTCCGATCCGCTGGCCGCCGAGGAATGGGCGATCGGCCTGTACTCCGACGCCACCCGACATGACCAGTGGCTGGACCAGCAGTGGCCCTCCGACGACTGCGGCTCCTCCGGCCTCGGCGTCGCCAAAGCCCTGCGCTCGCGTGGCCTCATCGACCAGTACGGGCACGCCACCACTGCCGCGGAACTCTGCGCCCTCCTGCAGACCGGACCGGTACTGATGGGCATGCCCTGGTACCAGGCGTTCTTCGAGCCGTCCGGCGCCCACGCCGTCCTCGACGACATTCCCGGCTGGCAGGACTCACCCGTCGCCGGCGGCCACGAGGTGTGCATCACCGCCCTCGAGTCCGCCGTCACCGACCCGGACGGCCACCTGGTCCTCGAGCAGACCGTCCTGCGCGTACGCAACAGCTGGTCCGCCTCCTGGGGCGACGCCGGCGAGTTCCGCATGTCCCTCGCCCTCTACCAGGCCCTCCGGGACGAGATCGACCTCGTCCAGCCCCGATTGGACGCCAGCCGATGACCGAGTACCACGTCGCAGTCGACACCCTCGCCTCCCCCGATCCGGACACCCCCGAACTTCACACGGAGACCGTCTACCTGGGCACCTGCGACCAGGCCCACGTCGACGAAGTCCGCGCGATCGCCGCGCTGGATGACTCCCCGCAGTTCGTGAAGGACCACCCGCACATCGAGGGCGCCTTCATGGTGCTCCGCGACGACGACAACCTGGACGTGTACGTCCCCGTCGGCGCCCCCGAGTACCGGGTGTACGACCCGGACCCCGCCGCGAAGAAGCGGGCCGTCAAGGAGAGCGCGGACCTGCCGCGCGGTACCACGGCGGGCCCGGCCTACATCTCCGGCGCCACCAAGTTCGGCAGCCAGGCCATCGGCGGCGCCATGGACTACCCCGGCAACCCGCCCCGGGCAACCTGGCACACCACCGAGTCCCCGGCCGGCGCCGCGTACTTCGCGTCCGTCGCCGCCTACCTGATCCGCGTCGCATCCGAACCACAGGTCATCTACTGCCCGGACTCCGACCTCATCGGCCAGTTCGGCCCGCTCACCGCCTCCGCGCGCGCCCTGAAGAACGACGGCACCCGGCGCACCAACCGCGAGGGCAAGGTGAACGTCCAGATCGAGGTCCTCGGCCGCGCCGCCTCGCCATGGACCAACGGGTTCGACGAGACGAAGAAGCCGAACTTCCAGAAGCTGAAGGCCGCTCTGCGCGCGCACGGCATTCCCGACGTCTGGCCCGCCGGAAAGCCGCCCGCCACTGCTGCGGCCGCGGCGAAGGGCTCCCGGTCGCGGACCACGTGGCAGAACGAAGGCGGGCACTACGCGCACGCGCAGGTCCCCGGAAACGACCACTGGGACCCCGGAGCGATCGACACCGCCATCGTGCCCGGCAAGCCTGCTGCTGCTCCCGCGCCGAAGCCGACCACCCCGGCCACACCCACGAAGCCTGCCAGGCCGTCGACCGAGCCGTTCCCCGGTGCCGCGTTCTTCCACGGCGGCCGCCACTCGCCGATCGTCACCGCGATGGGCCGGCGCCTGGTCGCCGAGGGCTGCGGCAGGTACGCCTCCGGCCCCGGCCCGAACTGGACGAACTCCGACCGCCGTTCCTACGCGGCGTGGCAGCGAAAATTCTCCAAGGCCAACGCCCTGGGCTGGACGGATGCCGAGTGCGACGGCATCCCCGGCAAAAAGTCGTGGGACGCCCTTCGCGTACCCAACGTCTGACCCACCCCCCGCCCCACCCCATCCCTCCAGAAGGAGACCGTCGTGTCCCCGGTAAAGATCCTCGGGCGTGAGCCCGCCGCCATCCTGGCCCTCGTTGCGATCTGCGTGAAGCTGTCCGCCGCGTTCGGCTGGGACGCCTCCGCCGACACCCAGGCTTGGGTCAACGGCGCGGCTGCGGCCGCCGTCGGCGTTCTGGTCGCCCTCATCGCCCACGACGCCGTCGGCGCCGCGCTGATCGGCTTCGCGCAGGCCGCCCTCGCCCTGGCCGTCGGCCTCGGCCTGGACTGGTCCTCGGAGAAGCAGGCCGTCGTCCTGACCGCAGTCACCATCGTCGTCGGCATGTGGGACCGCACCCAGGTCACCGCCCCCGTTCCGGCCGCCGCCGTGCGGTCGGTGCAGGCCTGAATTTAGGAGCCGCTGCCGTGGGCGACGAGCCAACGAACGGGGAGCTGGCTCGTCGCCTCGACGCCGGATTCGACGACCTCAAGGAGGACATGCGCACCCTCGCGGGGCGCCTGGACACCAAGGCCGACACCAGCCTGCTCGCCCTCCAGCAGCAGGCGCAGGACGACCGCCACGCCGCCGCTGTCGCTCGGATCGCCGCGATCGAGCAGGCCCGGGAGCGGGAAGCGCAGCAGAAGCAGACAGAGCAGCGCGAGTTGGAAACCCGTAGAGCAGGCGACAAACGGCTCATGCTGACCGCTCTCGTCGCCCCCCTCCTGCTCCTACTTCTGCAGGTCTACCTGGCCAGTAAGGGGTCATCGTGAGGGAGAGTCCGGCGTCCAGGCGCCGCAAACGGCGTACCGACGTGGTCTGGGTAGTCGGCGTCGCCTTACTGATCACTGTGCTGGGGTGGATCGTCGTCACGATGCGGGACCTGTCCGCCTCGCTCCACGAAGCGCGCAAGGACCGTGACGCCCTCGCAGCGCAGGTACGCGAACTGGGCGGCGACCCCGTCGCCGGACCGTCCGGCAAGCCCGGCCAGGACGCCACCGGATCCCCGGGCCTTCCCGGTGAACCGGGCGAGAAGGGCGACACCGGTTCCCCCGGGCCGACGTCCACCGTGCCCGGCCCGCCCGGACCCGCTGGGGCTCCGGGACCGGACGGCTCACCCGGCCCCACCGGGCAGCCGGGCGCCGCCGGCTCCTCCGGAGCGGCAGGACAAGACGGCGCGAAGGGAACCGACGGCACCAGCGGACAGGACGGATCCAACGGCGCCGACGGCAAGGACGGCCAGACCTGCCCCGACGGCTACACCCTCCAACCGGCCCCGGACGACCCCGACACCCTCGTCTGCCGCCGCACCCCCACGACCAGCCCCACCCCGACCGCATCCCCCACCCCGACCGACACGTCCCTGCTGTCCGGCCTCCTCGGCCTGATAGCCCCCTGAAGAGAGGAGGCCATCGTGGCCGCACCGATTCCCCTGCGCCGCCCCCGGCATGACACCACCCCCGTCATCGCTGTCGTGCTGGCCACCATGCTCATCCTGGCCGTCCTACTGATCTGGCAGAACTCCCGCGCCCAGGACCGCCTCGCCACCCTGCGATCCGGGCAGACCACCGGCCTCGCCCAGCGCACCGACCAGCAGCAACTCACCTGCGCCCTGTGGGCGGTAATGCGCGACGACGCCCAGGCGAAGCTGTCCGGCGCCGTCCGTACGGCCGCCGACAAGATCTGCGCCACCGTTCCCACCCCGACCCCGTCGACCTCCTCGGCCCCAAGCCCGTAACGCCGCATCGACCCGCAAGAACTGGAGTGACCATGGCCAACATCGTCCTGAACATCGCGCTCGGCTACCTGAAGCGGTACGCCGAACAGGTCGGCGTCGGAAACGCCGCACTCATCCTCGTCCCCATCGAAACCTCGGGCCTGGAAACGGACTCGGTCCTGCGCGACAAAGACGACCTCGCAGCGTTCCTGTCCGGCACCACCAACGAGCAGACGACCATGGGCAGGAAGACGGTTACCGCCTGCACTGCCACCGTCGACGACACGAATGACCGGCTCGCCCTGGACTTCGCCGACCAGACGTGGACCGCGGCCTCGGGCAACGCGATCTCGAAGCTGCTGATCTGCTTCGACCCGGACACGACCACGGGGACCGACTCCAGCATCGTGCCGCTGAGCCTCCACGACGTGACCCTCACCCCGGACGGCAACAACTTCACCCTGACGGTCGCGGACTTCGCGCGGGTCACCTCGGCGGCATAGCCCGTGACCACCTTCACCGACGACTTCAACCGGTCGGACAGCTCCAGCCTGGGCGCCGGCTGGGTCGAGGTGTCGGGGGACTGGTCGATCGTCTCCAACCGACTGTCTTCGGGCTCGGCCGGCGGCACCATCATCCTCCGCGCCGCCGGAGCGATGGCCAGCAACGACCACTACGTGCAGACGACGATCGCTGTCACCGCAGCAGTCAGCCACGGCATATGGTGCAGAGGCAACAGCAACATCACGAGCGGCTATTTGTGGCGTAATGACGGCTCGAACTGGACCTTGTTCGCGGTCGTCGGCGGCTCGTTCATCAGCATCGGCAGCTACGCCGCAGCGGCCGTCTCGGGCGACGTCGCCAAGCTCCAGGTCGTCGGCACGACGATCAAGGGCTTTGTCAACGGTGTCCAGAGGGTCAGCGTCACGGACACCAACGTGGCCACCGGAACGAGCGTCGGTATCCGAGCCGAGTCCGTGTCCGCGCTCCGCTTCGATGATTTCTCCGCAGCCGACGTGACCACGGGAACGACCAGTTCCCTCACGCTGGCCAGCGCATCCGAAGCCGCCCAAGCGCTCACCGGGGCGAAGACCACCAGCCTCAGCGCAGGCGCTGCGGTGGAGACGGCCCAGGCCCTCACCGGCACCAAGACGGCAACGCTTGGCCCAGGTTCTGTACTGGAGACGGCCCAGCCCCTCACTGGCGTCAAGACGGCAACGCTGGGCGTGGCCACCGTCGTGGAGACGGCGCAGATCCCGACCGGCAGCAAGACGAGCGAACTCAGCACTGCCACAGCCACCGAGGCCGGGCAAGCACTCACGGGCACCCGGTCGCTCGCGCTCCCCACCGCGGTCGAAGCCGCATCGGCGCAGGACCTCACCGGCGCCAAGAGCGCCGCCCTCCCGCCCGCCACGGAGGAGAGCACCGCCCAGCCCGTCGCCGGGGAAAAGACAGCCGCTCTCGGGATTGCCGGCGAGGTCGAGGCAGCGCAACCGCTCACCCCGGCCGCCCCGGTCGTGACGCTGTCCACCGCCAGCGTGATCGAGACGGCGCTACCGCTCACCGGCTTCAAGACCGCCACCCTGACGCCGGCCATCGACGTCTCCACGGCACGCCCGATCGCCAGGCAAAGCACCGTCGTGCCCAGTCCCCAGCGCACCGTCCAGATCCCCGCCGAGGACCGGCTGGTCGCCGTCCCCGCCGAGCGCCGACGGATGGTCGTCCCCGCCGAGCACCGCACCCTGACAGTGAGGTAGGCATGTCCACCACCTTCGCCAAAGACCCCTCCGAGCTGCTGGACTACACCTGGGACTGGACGCTCTGGCTCGCGGAAGTAGGCGACACCATCAGCGAAGCAACGGTCGTTGCGAATGATGGGCTCACGGCTGTCGGGGCACCGGTGGTGAACGGTTCTGTCGTCACCCAGCGGGTATCAGGCGGGGCGCTCGGTGACGTCAGCGCGGTGGTCTGCCAGATCACCACCACCAGCGGGCTGATCGCTGAGCGGTCGATCTATCTGAAGATCGAGGACCGGTGAGTGAGATGATCCCGGCATGACCAGTCCTCCCGCTCCGCCTATGCCCACGTGCGCGCCCGCCCAGGTCGGCCCGTGCGCGGGCTGCGGCCACCCCACCCGAAGGTACGGCGAGAAGGCGAGCCCGCTCTGCGTCCTCTGCCACGCCCCCGTCCTCGCGCTGCAGGCGAAGAAGTAGCTACGCCGCGTTGTCAGTGGGGCGGGATACCGTTGATGCATCCGAGTCGGCTGGGGGCACAGGGCCCGCCGGGACTCTGCACAGCGGGGAAGCACAATGAGTGAAAAGACCTCTCAGCCGGCCGTGGGCGCGTACCGGGACCTCTACTTTGACGCGCTGTTGGAGTTCCTGGACTTGGAGGACCAAAAGCAGGCTTCCATTTCGGTCAGCCTCCTGGTCGGGGGAACGCTGGTGTGCGGTGACCTGATCGGTCATGACCAGTGGGTGGCCGCCTTCGAGAGGTGGATGGCGGAGGTCGGCGACGGCGCCGACCTGGTGGGCAAGTTCCTGAAGAGCGTCAGCGAGGAGACCGGTCCCCGGGGGGACGAGGACCCGCTGTACTTCGCACACCTGAAGAACGCGCGGGTGGTCACGAACTACCGGGGGACGTTGGACGGTGACGTCGTTCAGGGCATGGAGTCGCCGTTGTGGCGGGTCCGGGTTCAGGAAGTTCAGGGCTGGACGATGGGACGTCCGTCCTGAACGTCGAAGGAGCAGGTCGTCAGGAACGGTCCGCGCTTAGGATCGTTCCTGACGAAAAATCGAACTGATCGAAACGGTCAGTCATCTCCCAGAACTACTACTGGTCTCCCATTTCGTCCCGGACTAGTAGTTCGGCGCCGGGATCACGCGCTCTGGTTCCCGATAAGCTCACATGCCGTGACCGATCAGACCGAGTACACGCCTGAACCGCCTCGTTCGCAGGAAGACATCGACGCCCTCGTCGCTTTCATCCAGGCCCGGGTTGGTCCGCTACGCGACGCTGCACGGTACGACTCGGAAGAAGGCAGGGCCTTCCAGTCGCTTCTCGACCTCGCCGTCTACATCAAGGGCGTCGCACAGTCGGAACTTTCGCACGGCGACGACCCGTCCATGCCGTTCCACTACCTGGCGCTGGTGGCTCGCCGGTGGGCAACGCACTCCGACTTCCAGCCGACGTGGGATCCGTACGGCATCACTCGGAACGCCTAGCCGATACCCCCGCCACCGTGCGGGGGTATCGCTGTTTCGGAGGCAATGCGCACGCTGGCTCCAAGTAATGTTCCTTCTGTAGAGCGATCATCCGAGGCAGGGGAGACACCCGTGAACGAGGCCGAAATCGCCCACCGCGTCATTGCCGCGTCCGGCCCACCCGCGGTGGACGACCTCACCACCTTCCTCCGGAAACGCATCGCCGACGACCGTAGCACGCTGGACGCCGTGCACTGTCCGGTCATCACAGGGGCACAGCACCAGATCGGCACCGGCGGCGGCACGACAGCCCTCGTCCCCTTGGGACGCTTCAAAGCTCACCTGGACGCGATCGAAGCCACCCTGGACATGTTCGAAGCCGCACTGGGCCAGACCCTCCGCGGCAAGGAGATGAACTGGGACCACGACAACTCCCAGGTGGCCACCGTCGCTTACATGGACGTCATCAAACTGCACGCGCTGGAGTACGCCACGCACCAGGACTACAAGGAGAACTGGCGGCCGTGAGCATGCGCGACGAGGTGGTCGACGCGGAGCTGGTCGACGACCGGCTGCCCGCCATCCCCGAAGACCGGGCCCCCGCCGTCCCGTTGACGGAAGAGGACCCGGACGCCTGGCTGTCCGAGGAAGCCCAGCAGGATGTCAAGGCCGGAATCCCGGAGGAGACCACCAAGGCGTACAAGGGCGACATGGACCGCTTCACCGCATGGTGCCTGTCCGTCGGCCGCCGCCCGCTGCCGGCTGCGCCGCAGACCGTCACCGAGTACCTCTCCTACCTGAAGCGCACTCCGCGGCCGCGCACCGGACGCCCGTACGGACCGAACACGATGGACCGCGTCATCGCGTCCATCCGCTCCTCCCACCGGGCCGCCGGGTACCGGCCCCCGGACACCATGGGCGCCCGGAAGGTCGTGGCCGGCTACCGCGAGCAGCTCGCCCTCGCCCAGGACCCGGCCGCCCGCCCGCAGAAGGCGAGCCCCGCCGACCGGACCGTCCTGCGCACCGCGCTCGGTGAGCTGGACCGCACCACCCTGGCAGGGAAGCGGGACGCCGCCCTGATGCTGCTCGGTCACGCGCTGGCCTCGCGCGGCAGCGAACTCGTGCCGCTGAACTGGCCGGACAGCTTCACCGATCTCCCCGACGGCGGTCTGCAGGTCCGCGTCTACCGCAAGAAGCGCAAGATGTGGCAGACCCCCGACATTCCGCTCGACCCCGAACCCGACCTGTGCGCCGTCCGCGCGGTCCGCGCCCTGGTTGCCGCCCTCGCCGACAACGGACACACCGTGGGCCCCCTGTTCCTGCGCATGGACCGCTGGGGCTACCTCAACCCGGAGATGCAGCGTGGCGGTGAGCCTATCGGCGCCGAGGACGGACGGCTGACGACCGAGGCCGCCTCCGACGTCATCCAGCGGTCCATCGAGCGGACCGGGCTGCCGGGCCGGTGGCGCTCCCACTCCTCCCGCCGCGGCTTCGTGAAGTCGGCCCGGACCGCGGGCGTCGACATCGTGCAGATCGGCCGGCACGGCGGCTGGGACGACCAGTCCAAAGCGCTGATCGGCTACGTAGACGAGGACGACGCCCAGGGCGAGAACAACCCGCTCGCGCAGATCGGGAAGGCAGCCGTCAAGGAGGCCGGGCCTGCCGGGTCATGAGTTCGCGGGCGCCTCGGCGGAACTGCCGTTCCTGGCTTCCTGCCTGGCGCGGCGCTGCGCCCGTACGCCGGTCCCCGGCTTGCCCTCGGCCTCCCAGTCGGGCTCGGGGCCGGGGTCTTTCGTCGCGACCTTCGTCACCTGCAGGCCGGCCGCGCAGCCGCGGGTGTGCTGGCTGGTGTCGCACGTCAGCAGACGTACGTCGCGGCCGCCGAGGGCTTGGAGGACGACCGCCCGGTCGACGATCTCGTCGTCGGCCAGCGGTAGGCGGACATGCCCGGGAGGATCGAGGACGATTTCCACGATGACTTTACCCAGGGTCTCCCCGTTGCTGGGGTCGTAGGTTCCGGGGTGCAGAACACCTTCGGTGTCGCCGTTCAGGACCCCGTCGAGGAGGCCGAGTGTGTGGGCTGCCCTCCACCGGGGCCGCGGCTTGCCCGCGTCCTTCAGCCCGTCGAGCTCGTCGACCACCACGATGGGGAACAGCAGCCGGATGAAGGCCTCTTCCCGGATGCCGAGCACCTGGTGCAGGTCGACGTCGGCCAGCTTGATCTCGTTCTGGATGTAGAAGCTGGGGTCGGCGACAACGAACCGTTCGTGTCCTGGCCAGCGGTGCCTCAGTGATTGGAGCAGGTTGACTGTGGCCTCGAGTGCCTCGGTGCGCTCGGCGAGTTCTTGGTCGACAAGCAGGTTCACCAGGCGTTCCCGTCGTGAACCCTCGAGGTCGCCGATGCCGTTCAGCAGGGTGTCGTGGCCCTTCGTCAGTACCAAGGCGTGCAGGTCCTCGGTGCTGATCTGGTTGCGCAGCAGCCGGGCTGCGCCCATCGCCCACTCCAGATATCCCAGCAGCCGCTTGTAGGCGTTGTCGTAGCCGCGGCCGTGCTCGTTGGAGGCGCTGGTGTGCACGGACCGCAGGGTCTGGAGGAGGTTGTCCCGGTCGGTGCCCGGGCGGGGCGAAATGAGCATGGGGCGATCCTGCCAGTACGGGCTTCCGCGCGCCGCCGAGTTTGACAGGCCTCACCAGGACGTGACGCGCACCGGGCCGGAATAGCCGCCTGGTGGGGTGGCCCAGATGCAGGTGGGGGCGGTGGCTGGCACCTGGAGGGTCACGGTGACCTCGGTCCGGATGGGGGCGGGGCTGGGTGGGCTGAGGAAAGTTAGGGCTTGCAGGATCAGGCTGGCCACTGCAAGAGCAAAGGGTGTCCGGTCCATGGGGCTCCTTCGGCGGGCGCACGGTGCGCCCTCACCAAGGACATAACCCGTCATTCGGAAGTGATCCACCTGATCGGACGTTGTTCCTGGTCAGAAAGACCGTACAAGCCACCCCCGACATCGGCCCCGCAGTTTCTACAGCGCTACTGGGGTCAGGTTTCGGGGATGTCCCAGAGGCCGGTGTGGGCGACGGCGTCGGCGGTGACGGGTGGCTGGCGTTGGGCGAGGATCGGGTGGAGGGCGGCGATCTGCCGGATCAGCATGTTGGGGTAGCGGGAGACGACGGGGCGTCCGCCTTGGCCGAGGATGAGGGCGTGGACGCCTTCGGCGGGGCGGGGCCGGTGGGGGAGGTAGTCCTGGAGGGCGGCGCCGGTGATGGGGTCGAGGACGAACTGGGGGCCGAGGGCTTCGAAGTCGTAGTCGGGGGCGCGGACTTCGGTGGTGCCGTCGGGCTGGGGGTAGAGGTGGCGGGAGTCGAGTCGGACGATCTCGCCGGGCCGCATGCCTTCGAGGAGGAGGTAGGCGATGAGGCGGTCGCGCCGGTAGTGGCGGGCGTTGGTCTGGTTCCACATGCCGATGCAGTAGAGGAGGACGGCGCGTTCTCGGGGGTTCAGCTTCTGGGGGGCGCCGGGGTCGCGGTCGATGCCGGCGCGGAGCTCGGTGAGGTCGGGGATGCCGGGGATGAGGCCGCGGGTGTGGGCGGCGGTGTAGTAGCCGGTGATGGCGGTGATGTAGCCGTCGTGGGTGCCGGCGACGTCGGGGGCCTCCTGGGCGAGGCGGGCGAGGTCGTCGGGTCCGTTGAAGGGCCGTCCGTCGAGGTGGGGGGCGAGGCGCTGGCCGCAGAAGGCGGCGACTTCGCGCAGGCCGGCGGTGTAGGGGTGGACACCATTCGCCTCGCACCAGGTGAGCCACTGGTCGACCTGCGGCTGGTAGCGGCCGACGGTGGACTGGCGGAGCAGTCCTGAGGTGAGCCAGGCGTCGAGCAGGGCGCGGGGGTCCATGGGGTCCATAGTGGCGCCCGCCACGACATAGATCAATCTTTACAAACCCTCAGGACCGTCCACCCTGGTGCGGTGGTGGTTGCGGTTCGGCCGGGGGTGCGGGGCGGGGCGTGCGCGGCCTCTCCTGGTGGGTGGGGGTTCGGAGGGTTCGTAAAGTCCTGGTCGGAGGGGGTGAGGATGGGTCGGCATCCCCTACCAAGTCCCTGGGATCACGCTATGCCGGAACGGCGCATCCGCTGCCCCCGCTCTCCTCCGGAGCGCCCCGGGGGCGGCCGGTGACCCGGGCCGTAGATATTTCTGTTGAAGGCTGTACGTACCAACCGGGGCGGGCGTACCGTTCCCGCACGGCGGTCGAGCAGATCCCCCCAGGTGAAGCTCCCGCCCCCTGCCGCGGGCCCGCGCTCCCCATCGGCGACGGGCCCGCGGCCATTACGTCCCGGGGATCGGATCCTGGTCGATGACGAACGTCCGCGGCCGGGTTCGGGGCTCGGGGTCGCACTCCTCGCCGAAGCCTCTCGTGCGTGACACCTGATCTGTCAGTTCACGGCCGCAGCCGACACCCCGGCACCACACGCGCCGGCGTCCCGACGGCTCCTCGATCAGCGCTTCCTGACGGTTCGTGGCCATGTCCCCAGTGTCATCCCTGAACAGGTCTGGCGTGCGTGCACATAGATCCGCTACGCTGCGCGTGCGTGATCCGTATGGAAAGGCCACCAACCCCCTTGAGGGTGGTGGCCTTCGTCATGTCCGGGGTCAGGAACTGCGGGCGGCGTCGGCGGCCTGCCGCACCTGCCCGGCCGTCGGAACCGGGCTCAGGAAGCCGTCCGGGACGATGGCGTCCTGCATCTTCCGGGCCAGCTCCGGGTGTTCGGTCGGTGTCCAGGCGGTATGCCCGGGGCCGTCGAGTACGGCGCTCATCATGTTGGCCAGCGCGACGTGCCCGATGCGCTCCTCGACACGTTCCATCCGTTCCGCCAGTACATGCAGGGCTTCGGCGAGCGTGCCAGGCGCAGTGAAGTAGGTAATCACGGGGTGCCTTTCAGGCGGCGAGGTCGGTGTCGGCCTGGGTGAGCTTGACGCGGGGACGGTAGTCGGCGTCGTCCTGGTCGCGGGCGAGCTCGTGGAAGAAGAGGGCGTCCGCGTCGTCGGTGGGCTGGGGGGCGGCGGGCTGGTAGGTGGTGTTGGCGGGGCGCTTGAGGACGTAGGGGATGCGGTGGAGCGTGTAGGCGAGGATGCCGGAGAGGTGGAATTCCCTTCCCTCTCCGCGGAGTCGGCACATGGCGATGATGACGAGGCCTCCGCCGGTGACCTTGCCGGTCTTCTTGATCTTCACGGCGGTGGTGCGGATCTCGTGGATCTCGATGGTGCGGACGGTGGGCTCGGTCTCGCCGGGCTTGAGGTAGGTGATGGTGACGGCGTGCTGGCGGCCGGCGGCGCGGAGGAGGTCGGTGAGCGTGCGGGTGGTGGTCTGGTTCTTGGTATTCCGCACGGTGGCCCCCTGGTTCGTGGTGTTGGTTCCACCATAGACCCGTGAGGCATTGCATTGCAATGCCTGTGGCAGTATCGTTGGGGTTGTTGGGGTGCCGCCCCACTGCCAGAGCCTCCGGGCATGGCATTGAACTGCCGTTTGGAGGAAACTGGCGTGGCCAACGCCCCCACGCACCCGCCGGCCCGCAAGGAGCCGGGGAGGTGCCATCCGAGAGGACCGCTCCACGTGGCCCGTCCCATCCACGACCGTCTGACCCTCGCCGCCCAGCGTCTGGAGGACGCCGGCCATCCCGACTCGGCTGCCGATGTCCGGGCGGTCCTGGTGCGGGGCGGGTGGACGCTGCTGCGTGACGCCGCTCCCGCTGACGGGCCCGGCAAGTCGCCGCTGACCATCACCACGAACACGGATATGCGGGACGCCCTGAGGGCGGCTGCGGACGAGCTGGGTGTGCTGCTGACCGATGTGGTCGAGGACGGCTACCGACTGGTGCTGGAGGGCAGGTGGCTGCCGCCGCAGCGTAAGACGAAGCGCTGGCTGAAGGGTGAACGGCGCCCCGGCCGCGCGGTGATGACCGTCAACATCGACGCGGACCTGCGGGCGCAGGTGCAGGAGCGGCTGGCGTCGCTGTCGGAGGAGGCCGGCTATCCCATCACGGAGGGCGGTATCGCTCTGCTGTGGATGACGGAGGAGCTGGGCGTCGACAGTCCGGTCGGTGTGGAGATGCTGAAGCTGCGGGTCCTGAAGCCCCTGGAGCAGCACCTCATTGCCGAGTCCGGCCGTCAGGGCGTGGCGCTGCAGAAGGTTCTGGAGGACGGGATCCGTTCGCTGGCCGGCGGGGAGTGGCTGCCGCCGCGTCCGTCGAAGGCGGCGCCGGGTAGCCGGTCGCTGGACGATGCGACGTGGCTGCCGGTCCGGGTGAACGCCGACCTGCTCGAGCAGCTCCGTGACGTGGAGCCGCGGGTATCTGAGGCCCTGGATTACAAGATGTTCCCCGGTTCGATCGCGGTGGCGATCCTGAAGGACCGCCTCGGCGAGCCCGCCGCATAGCCGTCTGCGCGGGGTCGGCCTGGACGCCGACACCAGCCGGGCCCCGCGCCCCGTACTTCGCACAACCTCATAGGAGAGACCTCATGGCCCCGGCCACCGAGGCCCTCGCCAGCACGACGGCGGAGGGCCCCACCTCGCACACCCAAAACCAGGCCCCGGCCCGCCGCCTGGGCACCCTGTCCGACCTCCAGATCGCCCAGCTGCTGCGCCCCGTTGACCCGGACCGGGTGGGTTCGGACGGCAAGGGCTTCGCGCACATGGAGGCCTGGGACATTCGGCGCTACCTGATCCGCATCTTCGGGTTCGGCGGGCACGACACCGACCTGCTGGAGTCGACGCTGATCGCCGAGACCTGCATCCCGGACCACCAGAAGAAGGACAAGAACGGTCGCCCGTACGGGAACCCCTTCGATGCGTGGACGGTCATCTACCGCGTCGCGGTTCGCCTGTCGGTGAAGGTGGACGGGATCGAGCTGGGCCACTGGCACGGCATCGCCACCGGGGACGCCACGAACCAGCCGTCCCGGGCCGATGCTCACGACCTGGCGCTGAAGACCGCCGACTCGCAGGCCTTGAAGCGGGCGGCCACCAACCTGGGTGATCAGTTCGGCCTGTCCCTGTACAACAAGGGCCGTCTGTCCCCGGTGGTGCAGTCGTCGCTTCCGTACTGGAAGGCGCCGAAGGAGGCCGAGTTCAAGGACGACAAGGTGGAGGCCGAGCCGGATGTAGCGGCCGCGAAGCAGGAAGCGGTAGATGCCGTGCCTGCCAGTCCTACGGAAGAGCAGCGGGAGGACGTGCACCGGCAGGAGCAGGCTGCGGGGACCACGCTGGAAGGCCTCAAGGAGAAAATCAACGCCGGGTGGAAGAACCGTCTGTCGTGCGAGCAGAACCTTGCCGACGCCAGGAAGCACGGCCTTCTGGACGAGACGGTGAAGGTCGGCGAGATGGACGTGCGCGTTGAGGACCTCCTGACGCGCCGCATCGCCCAGTTGAAGGAACAGGCCGCCCAGGCCAACGCCGCAGAGAGGAGCGCCGCCTGATGACGATCCTCGACGGGTTCGCAGGGCCTGGTGGCTGGTCGGAAGGGCTGCGGCTGCTTGGCCTTCGCGATGTGGGGCTGGAGTGGGACACCGCAGCGTGCAAGACCCGCGCGGCGGCGGGCCACCTGACTATCCAGTGCGACGTCGCCCAGTACCCGACCGCTCCATTCAAGGGGCGGTCGAAGAAGCAGATCTGGTCTCCGCCGTGCCAGGCGTGGTCGCGCGCCGGTAAGGGGCTCGGTCTGGCGGACCAGCCGCTCGTGCACCAGGCCGTGCCCGCGCAGTTGCCCCCGCTGCCCGCAGGCTCCTTCTACACCGACCTCGGCCCGGCCGCCCACCTCCAGAGCCTTGCCGGCCTCCTGGCCGCAGGCGCCGAGGGCGGCGAGCAGTGATCACCGCCCCGTACCGAAGGACGAGCTGCCCAGTAGAGGGAACGACTCCTCGCACGAGGTCCTGCATATCCCTTTCGGCTGTATCTCGGCTGGCCCCCAAGCCGGATCAAGAAGAGAACTGACCGCCGTCCCGCCTGTTGCCTGTTTCTCCCGTACTCCGGTTGTCCTCCAGCATGTTGTCGCTGCCGGGTTCGGTATCCCGATGAATGGCGCGGACGAGGTCATTTCCGCCGCCTGACCATCCGGCCCGCTCCGGCGGGCCGCCGCACCACCACCCACCTCATCCCGGCTGTCGCCGAACGGAGTTCCGTCATGCCCCCTTTCTCTGACGCCCAGCGCTGGGTGATTCCGGCGATCCTGCTCTTGGCCCTGCTCGGGGTGCCGGTGGCCTTGTGGTGGGAGAAGCGCCGTCCGAGTGTGCCGGACAACGTGGTGGAGCTGCGGGCGTGGCGGCGGCGGTCGACGGCCGAGCAGGCGGTCCGTGATGCGGAGGCGCTCGAGGCGGTGGCGGACGCGGAGGTCGGGGCGCGGGCGGATGCGGCCGAGCTGGCAGGCCTGCGGGCGCTGGACAGCGTGGTGAAGACGAACGCCTGGTACCGGCCCTGACCGGGGTCCGGTGGCCGTCCCCTTCCCTGGAGAAAGGTGAGTGCCGTGTTTCTACTGATTGTTCTGGCCGTCGCGGCACTCGCCGCGGCGGCCGTCGCCATCTGCACAGTGCGCCGGCTGCGGCGCCTGTACCGGCTGCTGGACCGGGAGAAGGCCGCGGCCCGGCTGACGGAGGGCTGCCGGGACCGGGACCTCGAGGAGTTCCGCGCCCGGATGAATGCCGTGCTGGCTCAGCGGGCGGTGCTGGCGGAGGCGGATCGGGTGGTGGATGCGGCGTTGGCCGCGCAGGCGCGTTCGAGTGGTTCGGGTGATCCGAGTTCGGAAGGGGGTCCGGCATGACGGGCACCGGTGAGCAGGTGAGTGTGGCGGTGGCGCGTGCGGCGTGGGAGACGCATCCGCGGTTCCGGTATCGGGGGTGTGCGCCGGATCCGGTGCTGCCGTCGCGGATGGCGGGGAACCTGGACCTGCCGCTGGGGGCGCATTTCGCTCCGGATGTGGATGGTGGGGAGAGGCAGCCGGTACGCCGGGCGCGGGAGGCCGCGGCGGTCGAAGTGTGTCTGGACTGTCCGGTGATGGTGCAGTGCGCCGCGTACGCCAACACCGTGGTGATGGACGGGGATGTGGCGCGGTTGGCGGAGCCGCACGGGGTGTGGGGCGCGGAGACGCAGACGGAGCGGCACACGGCGTTCATCCGGCACCGTCACGAGGTGATGGGTGCGGCCGCGGACGCGAAGTTGCGGACGGAGCAGAAGCTGGCCGTTCTGGCTGCGCTGGCCGGGCACGCGGATCCGTATCGGGTGGCTGCGGCGGCGCGGATGGATGTGCGGACGGCGGGTTGGCAGCGGTCGGCGATTGTCACGCTGATGGGCCTGTCGCGTGAGGCGTCGCGGATGGAGCTGCTCGCCGCGGCGGTGGAGCGTGGCCTGGTCGACGCTGGCCTGGTGGTGGCGGATGACGGGTCGGTGCTGGCGTGTCCGTCGGGGGTGAAGACGCACACCGTGGAGGCGAACGGGCAGTTGCTGTTGTGGGCGGTGGAGTTCGAGCGGCTCCTGGCCCGGCTGCCGGTCGCCGACGTCGACGAGGGCGAGCAGCGTGTGCCGGGGCGGCGTACGGAGCGGGTGCGCCGGCTGTCGTTGCGGGAGCGGTTCGTGGAGGTACCCGGGCAGTTGGATCTGCTGCTCGCCGAGATGGAAGCCGACCTGGCCCAGGTCGCCGATGTGTGTTCCCTGTTCCCCGCTACGCCGCTGGAGGCTGCAGCATGAGCAACACCCCTGACTCCACCTCCCTGCCCGCCTCCATCGGGACGGGGGCCGTGGGCGGTCCGGCCGCTGGCGGGGTCGTCAAGGCCGGGTGGTCGGCCGACGTCGGCCAGGACGCGATGTGCGACCTCGTCCTGGCGGGGCGGGCCGCATCGACGGGCCAGCATCTGGCCGGGCTGATCGCGGCCGCCCAGTTGGACACGGCGGGAACGCCGCGGAAACTGCCGCGGGACTTGTTCCCGGGGATGGATCCGGCGGACGTGCAGGAGATCTGGGACCGGGCGCTGGTGGTGGGGGTGCGGGCCGGGCAGTTGATGGCGGCGCCCCGCTTCAACCGGGACCGGCTGGCCCGGTTGCAGGGCGAGTTGGCGCAGGCGGGGTTCCGGGCGATGGGTGGGATGGCGGGCCGGTCCCGGCAGGTCGCGGAGCGTGCCCCGGAGTGGCACCCGGCGGACGACGAGGACGCTCGGGAGCACTGAGCCGGTGTGATTGGTCGTACAGACGACACGTATGGGGAGGCAGGGGACAGATGACACGCCCAACCGATAGGCTGCGCCTAGCCCCAGACGTCCAGTCAGAACGTGGTCTGGACGGACAGGGCGCCCAAGACATTGGAACGGCCCCGCAGTATCCCGGTTGCGTCAACAACCGGTGCGGGGCCGGGCCGACACTCAACAGCGACGAAGGTGCCGACATGGCTCAGAGTACCCGGGGCCGTGACCCCGTAGACAGGTGGACCCGCGATCCCGGCGTGAACATCACACCGCTGGCGCGATCGGGCCCTGTCACCACTACCCCCTCAGCAGCATGAGCAGCCCGGCCGAGCAGTCGGCCGCTGAGGTGACTCTCGGAGACCTGCGCCAGCAGCTTTCAGAGATCCTTGCCCTGGCCCACACCGCGGAGAAGCCCCGACCCAGCGTTGTCCACCAGCGCCCTCACCCCATGCCGGGACGTGAGTGGTCAGTGTCCGCCCCGATGCCCAGGAAGGTCTACGACCACTTCTACCGGCGGGAGCGGGACGGCTGGTTGGTCCGAGCGACGGACCTCCCCGACGACGCCGACTGTGTCTTCATCTCCACACCGGACGCCATGGTCGCGGAAGACTTCATGGCTGTCCCCACCACCACGGCTCGCGAACTGGCGATGTCCATCCTGGCCGCCTGCGATCGTGCCGATGAAGTCCGTTACGGCGTTTCCAAGTTGGAGGCCCGACGGACGAACAAGATCCGACCAGTGAAGGAGAACGAGTGACCTAGGAACTTCCTGAGCGGGAGGTCCGGTGCCCCTTGGCGGGGGCGCTTCCTCTACCGCTGGCCGCTGGTGTTGGCGCACCGTGCGCGGCCTTCGTGCAACTGCTCCGAGTTGGCCCTCGGAGCTAAGGCCCGAACTTCAGATCCGGTTTGGCGACCGGCCCGAGATTCGAGCGACCTTCAGGTTCATCCCAGAACCACCTTCACCACCGAGCGGGCTTTTGCATGTCCGCAGGACGGCAGGTACATAGTGCAGCACTCGGCACCCTCTTGTCAGCTCAGGGTCCCCTCGTCGGGCGATTCGCGGCTTATCTCCCCCCGGTTGGGCGGCACCCAGTGCCCCCAGCCCACACGAGACACGCACACCACCACCCTCGAAACCGAACACCTGATCGAATACAGTGCAGGTCGGGCCCACCCCGTGCGCGGCGCCGCCCAAGAGGTGGCGTGCACTGCCTCGCGCCGAACGGGCCCGCGACGGTGGCTTCGCGCGGTCGCGTGGCTGATCGCAGCCGGCCTCCACGGCCGCGCGAACGCCACCACGCAGAAGGTCGCCGAGGACCTCGCCCTGCGGATGGACTACGACACCGGGCACGGCCGGTACTGCATGCTCGAGACCGCGCACCGCCTCGGCGTCGACAAGGCCACCGTCAAGCGGCACATCGCCGTCCTGCGGGAGCTGGGCGCGCTCGCCTGGGTACAGCACGGAACCCGGGCCAACATCCGCCGGGCACTCGGCATGGGCGGGTACGCCGCCACCGCCACCGTGTACGCCGCCGTCATCCCCCCCATGTACGACCACGCGATGGGGCACACGGTCGTCGGCTCCGGGTACACGGCGCGGATCGTCATCGACCAGCGGGGCCAGGACCGCCCTGTGGATAACCCGCCTGTGGACAACCCCAGTTCCGAGGCCTGTGCGCCCCCTTCCCTTACCTGGGTAGAGGAAGAGGGAAAGCTGAAGGTAGAGAGTGGTTGTAACTACACCCCGCAGGCGGGGCGCGAACGATTCATCCCCCACCAGGCCAGCAGCAAGAACGGGCACCGCCGCACCGCGGGCGACGTCGAACGGGCGATGCGCACCATTCGGCTGGTGCGCGCCCTCGTCAACTGGACCCAGCGGGTGCCGCTGCGCCGCCTCGAGTTCGTCCTGCGCCCGTGGACGGACCGCGGCTGGGACGCCCAGCGGATCGCCGCAGAGCTGATCGGAATGGTCGGCCGGTGGAAGCCCGCGAAGCCCGCCGAGTTCATCCAGTCCGTCCTCGCCGAGGAAACCGCCCAGCAGGCGCGCCGTGCCGTCCAGGAGGCCGAGGAGGCTGCCGCGACTGCACCGAACGCTGCCTTCGCTGCTGCCGCCGCTGTGGTCCGCGGCCAGGAACCGGACGGCGAGGTCCTGCCCGACGTCGAGGAAGTGCCCCTGTCGGACGGGGAGATCCAGGAGCTGAGGGACCTAGGCCGTCGGCACCCCCGCCTGGTCGTCGACTACGCGGTCATGGCCGGCGAGGCCGCCGCGGTCGCCCTGTACGGACGGATGCTCTACGACAACGCCCACCGCCTGGCCGGAGCCACCGCATGAACGCGCCCCCACAACTCGCTCTGATCGGCCTCACCGGCAGCCGCACATGGCCCGACCCGGGCCTGCTCGAGACCACCCTGCTCCTCGTCTGGCACGAGGCTCTCGAGGTCGGATACAGCGGCATCGAACTCATCCACGGCGACTGCCAGGACGGGGCCGACGCCATGGGCGACGCCTGGGCCATCCGCCACCACGTCCCACGCCGCCGGCGCCCCGCGGACTGGGAAGGACCCTGCGGACCGGAATGCCAGCCCGGACACCGCCGCGCCAAGGCAGGCGGTCGAACGTACTGTCCGGTCGCCGGCCACCGCCGCAACCAGGCCATCATCGACGAACTCCCCCTGCTGCTCGTCGCCGCGCAGGTGGGCAAGTCGTCCGGCACTGCGGACTGCATGCGCCGGGCGAAGAAGGCCGGCATCCCGATCCACCGGATCACCGCCTGAGCGGAGGGAAGGGTTCGCCGGATCTGCGAGACGGTTTACCGCGGTAAACCAAACCGCCCCCCGGGAGACGTTATGCACTGGTTCACCGTCGACTACAGCAAGGACCGTTCCGCCGACCGCTGGGTCCTGATGAACCGCGGCTTCTTCCTCTCCGGCCTGCCCCGCGTCATCCTGCTGTGCCGCCTGATCGGTCACCGGCCGGTAGTCGACGGATACGACTCGAAGTACGGTCCCGAAGAGGAACGCCGGGCCCGCTGGATCAACTGCGGACAGTGTGGCATTCGTCCCGAGCCCCAGGGCTGGCTGGACCCTGACCAGTGGCATCTGGGACAGCGCTACACCGGCCCGTTTAATCCCACACAGCCGATGTCCCCGACCGTGCGCAAGCAACTCATCCGCCTCGGCCACGACGCGGGAATCCGCTTGCCCGGTGACTGGTCGATGAACCCGGAAAGCGCGGTCGGCGCCCAGGTCATCATCGGACGGTCCAACTTCGTCAGCGCTCAACTCAAGGTCGGTTCCGGTAGCAGCGAGCAGTGCCTAGCCGCCAGCATCTCCCTTGGCCCGCTCGGCGCCATCTACGTCCACACCGAAGACCACGGCCGGTTCATCCAACGCCGCTTCAACGGCAACCGGGACCTGTCCACCGAGTCCAGGGTCACCGGCGTCGACCTCCATCGCGGCCGCCTCAACTGGAAGCTGTGGGCGCCCCGCGACAGCTCCTCCAAGGACGACCCGTGGTGGTGGCGCGGCAGCATCCCCATCGACCCCCGCCACTACCTGCTCGGCAAGGTCACCAACCGGCAGGTGTCCGTCACGGCGAAGGCGCCTGCCACCGTTCGGATGCCGGACGGCGAGGCCTACGAGGTGACCGTCCGCCTCGAGTGCTGGTCCATCGGACGCCAACGCGGCCGGCGCCGCGAGCACTGGACCCTGGACTGGGACTGCAAGCCCGGCATCCCCTACCGGGCCGGCGACTCCTGGTTCGGCGGCAGTCAGCCCGTCCAGCACCTCACCACCGACACCCCGAACTGGCCGCAGGTTGCAGCCGAGGAAATCGCCGCACGGTGCGTACGCGACCGGGCCCGCTACGGCTACAGCGCACCCACGTCCGCCTGAACGGAGAACCACCCTTGACCACACCCGCAGCACCCGCACAGACCACCGGCCAGGCGGCCCCCACCATGTGCCTCCTCCACGGCGACTTCCACACCATGGGCCAGGCCTGCTGGGGCGTCACCCTCGACTTCCATCTCGAGCACGCCGACCTGCCGCCGCAGGAGGCCCGCGACCGCTACCTGGCCGCCGTGGAACGCAAGATGCTCGACCACCACATGCACGCCCACCTCGGGGCGGCCGCCGGGAGCCTGGGATGACACAGACCGCCACACCGCGGAAGCCGGCGTACGAGGACCTGTTCCGGGAGCCGGTGTACGTCGACGGACCGTACGACCAGGGCGACGAGGACGACGTCCTCGAGGACCCGGCAAATATCACGGCGTGATAATCACGGCTTCCCGGCGCCGGATCGTCTTGGACCCCGGCGAATTATCACGCCGTGATAATCCCGGTACCTCACCGGAAGGATGAAACCGTGTCAGGAACGGCGAACCGGGTGACAGGAGCGACAGGAGAGTCAGTAAGGTGACGCCATGGCCTCTCCATATCTCCAAGGAGACCGGGAAAAGGTAGCGTCGAAGCTGCCCTCGGCGCTCCAACAAGCACTCAAGGTCCGCGCCGCCGAGCTCGGCCTGGACATCCAGGACGCCGTCACCGCGGGCATCGCCCAATGGCGCGCCGAACCCGGCATCAGCCCGGACATCGACACGGCCGGCGCCCGCTCGTTCTCCACATGGCTCCCGTCCGGCCAGTACGACGCGTTCAAGGACGCCTGCACCGAACGCTCCGTCTCCTACACCCAGGGCCTCGCGCAGTCGGTCCGGATGTGGCTGGACGCCAACCCTTCCCCGCAGCACGGCGCCCAGGACGAAGAAGCCGAACGCAAGGTCGTCTGCAACCAGAAGGGCGGCGTCGGCAAGACCGCCATCTCCGCCGGCGTCGCCCAGGCGTACGCCGAGCAGGGCAAGCGCGTCCTGCTCGTCGACTACGACCCGCAAGGCCACCTCAGCGAGCAACTCGGTGTCCTGCAGATCGCACCCGACCACGACAGCCTCGTCTCCCACATGTGCGGCGAGGACAAGGGAGACCTCCGCGACCTGGTCGTGGTCATAGACGATCCGCGGTTCGAGAAGCGACTGCACGTACTGCCCGCCTGCTTCGACGGATTCCTCCTCGACTCGAGGATCGCCGTCCTGTCCGCGAACAAGCGAGGCTTCCAGAAGGAAGTCGCCCTGGAGATGGCACTTCGTCCCCTCGAGGCCGACTACGACGTCATCGTCGTGGACTGCCCGCCCAGCCTCGGCATCGCCATGGACGCCGCCCTCTACTACGCGCGCCGCCGCCGCAACGAGGCCAAGGGCAAGTCCGGCGTCATCATTCCCGTCCTCGCCGAGGACTCCTCCGCCACCGCGTACAGCATGCTCGACCAGCAGATCGAAGCCCTGTGCGAAGACCTCAGCCTGGACGTCGACTACCTCGGCCTGGTCGTCAATTTGTACGACTCGCGCCGCGGTTACGTCGCCACCTCCTCCCTGGATAGCTGGAAGGCCATCGGTGACCCGAGAGTCCTGGCCGTCATCGGTGATCTGAAGGAACAGCGGGAAGCGGTCCGCAAGCGGATGCCGCTGCTGTCGTACGCACCCCTGTCCGACCAGGCGGAGGCCATGCGGCAGGTCGCGAAGGGGGCCACCCGATGAGCAAGGCCGACACCCTCGGCCCGGCGCCCGCCTTCGCCGCGGCCCGGCGCAGCCCACGGCGCGACGCCATCAACAGCGCCATAGGAGGGGACGCGGCAGCGACCGCGGCCATCACCGAACTGCCCGTCACGCTGATCAGCGACAACCCCGACAACCCGCGCAACCACCTCCGCAACCTCGACGAGACCGTGGAGTCCGTCCGCCAGGTCGGCATCATCCTGCCCATCGTCGTCGGAACGACAGAGGCCTATCTCCGTGACCGGGCCGCCCGCGCCGACGACATCGACGACGGAGCCCAGTACGTCGTCATCGACGGCCACCGACGCCTCGAGGCCTCCCGCCGCGTCGGACTGGCCACCATCCCGGTCAGGGTCGACAACTCGCGGCTGGCCACCGACGAGACCCTCCTCGAGGCCGCGTTCATCGCGAATTACCACCGCGACGACATGACGGACCTCGAGGAGGCCCACGCGCTCAAGCAGTTGGTGGACCACTACGGGTCCCAGCTCAAGGCCGCGAAACGGCTCGGGATCCCGCAGGCCACGCTCTCCACCAAGCTGTCCCTGCTGAAGCTCACCCCCGAGCTGCAGAAGGACCTCGTCACCGGTGCACGCAGGGTGGAGCACGTCCGCAACCTCGGGAAGCTGACCCCGCAGGAGCAGGTTGAGAAGGCCGACGCGCGCGCCGAAGCCGCTCAAAGCCAGGCGGCCGCCCGGTCGGCTTCGCCGCAACCCGCGCCATACCCGGCGCCGGAACGCTCGGCCGGGCCCGCCGAATATCACGGCGTGATAATTCCGGACGTCTCCAAGTCCAAGCCAGCAGGTGCCGATCCGATGCCGGGCCCTGCTCCGGTCCCGGAGACCGCACCGGACCTCCATGCGCCCGCGGTGGTGCTGGCGGAGCAGCCGATCCCTGAACCGCGGACCGTCCAGCAGGCCGAGGACGGCGGGGACCCTGCGCCGCGGACCCTGCCCTACGACGACGGGAACTTCGTTGCACAGCACCTCATCCGGAAGATGCCGACGGGTGCGTTTGTGAAGGCGCTGCGTGTGATGAACGAGTACGCGGACAGCGCTGGACTGGAGGTTCCCTCGGTATAGCCCGCCGGGAAGACAGACCGCTGGCCCCGTTCCGGTTACATCCGGAGCGGGGCCAGCGGTGTACACCGACAAAATTCGGTCGTGTTTGCGAGTGTTGTCGGGGTTTTTCGTCCGTCGATCGTGTGAGCCTCTTACCAATCTCTTGCCTCAGGCAATCACTGCAGGTTGGCTAGGGTGCGCCGACCCCCCACGCGTTGGGAGGGCCGGCCGCCCGGCCGGGCAGGGCCTGTGTGGATCGCAGCCCTCCAGTGCCTCACCTCGGTCAGGGCGGCCAGCCACCCCAGCCCGGCACCAGCCCCACCTTGTACCGTCATGCCCCAGGCGGGATTTCCGCCGGGGCAAGCCACTCCCCTTCGTGCACATAGCGCGACTACAATCACCGTCATCTGGCGGGCATGCCCGTGAGGTCTCGAGGCCCCGCCGGCCTGCGGGAGTCGTTGTCGGCAAAACACGTCACCCCACCCCCTGGCGGGGCCTTACACGTCAACTCGCCGGAATGGCCGGAACGGTGGCGGCCCGTGAGTGATCAGGCCGGATCTGTACACGTCGCGCCGCAATGATCGGTGAAATCTGCATCTGTCCTACCCGCCACGCCGGTAGTGGTGCCACAGTGGGCTTCCCGCGGTTCGGACTGGCAGCCGTGACGCGGGACGGGGCGCGGCCCAAGGCCGTGCTGCACGAGACCCTTCCCGATATCTGCCGGAGGAGCGGAGACGCCCCATGTCCGCAGCAGAACCGGTTCGCCCCACGCCCGCAGTGAACGGGCAGGGCGAGGCGGCCGTAATTGACTTCAGGAAGCACGGCGGGAGCAGGAGCAGCGGGACTGGCCCCGGGGGGCGGTGGCATCGGGACGTGAACAACTCCCACGCGAACAGCGCCCACCAGAGCAGTGCCCGCACGATGCACGATTTGGCCGAGCACGTCGAGATCACGTTCAACGCGCACCGGCTGTCCCTGACCGACGTCCGGACCGCCCGCGCCTACGACACCACCCTGCAGATCGTGACGGGGATGCTCGAGGGCGCGCACGCGGAGGGAATCATCGACGAGGCGCAGCGGGGAAAGCTCGGCGAACTGTTCCAGGGGATGCGTCAGGCACCCGAGATCATCGCCGAGGAATGACGACAAAGCGACCCTTGTAAGACGTTGTGTTGATAAGAGCCGGGCGGATCATGCCCGTTGACGTGGGCCGTTGTGCAACCGCCCACCACACAGCGTTGATCAACTGCGACGATCTGTTCAACTCCAGCCACCCACGTGCCATAGTGGGGCGTCCGGAATCACCCGGAGTTCGCACTTCCGGCCCCCGGCGCGCGCCCCGCCATGCATGGACGTCCCGCGCTCCCCCGGGGCCGCCCTACGGGACGGGGTCACCATGGGCAACGGACACGAGAACATTGCAGCAACCCGCCTGCGGCAGATGCACCAGCACTTCCTGCAGCGCCCTGTCACCGGACCCGACGGCCACTCCTACATCAGCTCCGAACCCCGAGGCACCCGCACGGACGGCGGCGCCCCCGTGAACCTCCGCGTCGTCGACCAGATCACCGACTCCGTCAACGAGGTCGTACACCACGTGGAGGCCGTGAACCCGGCCGCCGAACCGCGGCCCAGCCAGATCGACGCCGTCTACGACTGGTACATCGCCAACACCGAGAACGCCACGGACGCCCAGGTGCAGCGCCGCGCCACCGTCGTGTTCCGCCAGGCCCTGGAGTTCGCCATCACCATGGGCGACACCGGCGTCATCCCGCCCCACCGCTGCCCCGCCTGCCGCACGTTCGGTCTGAGGTGGGACCACGGCCGGGAGCGCGCGGTATGCACCCACACCCGGTGCCGCGACGAGGACGGTATGACCAACGCCTGGACGCTCGCACAGCTCGCCTACCACCACGTTGTAGGACAAAAAAATTCTCGCCAGGTGCGTGCAACCTAATCGGGGGTACGCGGGTCTAGCACTCCAACACCTGCACACGGTTTCATCACAACTGGACCCGCAAGGTCCACCCCGTCCGGCCGCCGGAGCTGCGAACGATGGCCCGCCGTACATGGGAGCACCGCCATGGCCATCGCCAACCCGAGTCCCTACGCCGCCACGTCGGACCTCGTCAGCCTCCGCGAGGCCTGTGACCTCCTCGAGGAGACGGGCCGCCCGGTCGCCCCGCGGACCCTGAAGAAGCACGCCCTGGCCCACAAGCCGGATCCCGTGGAAATCATCCGGTGCGGCCGGACCGACTACGCGTCGTGGAGCGACCTCCTCGACGTCCATGCCGAGCTGTACCCGGACTGACCGGCCCACTGTCCGCACCCCCACAGGCCCTGCACCCGAACTTCCGGGGCGGGGCCTTTCTCATGCCCGCACAGCGTGGGCATTGCACTGCCATGCCTGAACGGGTACGGTGATTAAGCCGACAACGACAGACCACCCAAAACCCGGTCTGACGACGTGACTTGCACCCCAGGAGACCCCGTGGCCCTGATGACGCACGCCCGAAAGACGCCCACCAGCGTCGACTACCGCGACCTCACCGCCACCCAGCAGAACCGCCTCGACCAGCTCCTCCAGCGCGCCGACGACACCAGCGACGCAGGCGAATACAACTCCCTGATGCTCGGCGTCGCCGCGCTCGCCGGCCTCCACATCGAGTACGGCGGCGAAGTCCTCCCCTGCAAGTGCACCTGCGTCTGCCCGGCCGTCTTCGACAACGCCGACCCCGACGCCCGAACCATCGAAGAGTCCAACGGCTTCAACCTGCCGATCCGCCAATGCCCCCTGTGCGCCGACCGGCACCCCGCCCCGGACCTCGACTGACCCACAGATTCCCCGCCCGGCCGCGGATGACCACAAGGCCCCGGCCGGGCGGGACCACAACCACCACCGAACCGCCAGCAGGGGAGCACCACATGGCCACCACCGCACGCACCAGCACAGACCCCACCACAGCGGCCCTCGTCACCGCCGACCTGCACGGCCTGCCCATCGGCCGCCTCATCGCCCGCAACGACGCCGCCCACATCTTCACCGACGACATCCAGCACCTGCAGGCCTGGCTGACCGCCTGCGGCGGCTACATCACCCGCGAACGCGCCAGCCTCGGCGTCACCCTCTGGACGCTGCGCACCCACACCGAGCCCCGCTCCGACGGCTCCCGCACCCCGGTCCTGGTCCACGCCCTGGCCCTCACCGAAGAGCCCATCCACCCGGACATCACCGAATCCGTCGCCTGACCCCACCGCCCCCTGACACGAAACGGATCCCCACCGCCATGACGATCACCGACATCGCCCCCGGACCGCCCCCGTTCTCCACCAACCCCGACTTCGCCCGCGGCCGCGCCGACGCCTACGACGACGCCCAGCACCACCAGCCCGACACCGTCCGAGTCAACGCCACCCTCGCCCTCGACTTCATCACCCCCACCTCCACCCTCCCGGAACGGATGTACGCCGCCGGCTACGGACGCGCCGCCCTGGAGGTCATGCAGTCCCACCTCGCCGACAAGACCACCCAGACCGACAAGGCCCAGAAGTGGTGGGCCCGGAAGAACGGACGACCCGCATGAGAACCCGAATAGCCAGCGCGGCGTTCGCCCTCACCCTGGCCGCCTCCGCCGTGGTTGCCGCCCCCGGGCGTGCCCACGGCGCGGGCCTCTACCAGGTCTACGAGGGAACCGGCTGGAACATCGGCGACGGCAACGGCGTCCGCTACCTCGACAGCAAGCCCTGGACGATCGTCTTCTACGACAGCACATCCCGGACGAAGCTCACCGCGTACGCGAAGCTGACCGCCGCCCACGTGAAGGCAGCCACCGGCCTGACGGTCACCGTCACCACCACCATCTCCAAGGGCGCCACGGCCTGCCCGACCAGCCACACCATCATCATGCGGCTGACGTCCAC